AGTAGCACCCTTTGGCATCCAGCAAGCGAACCGCCACGAGAGCGAGCGCGGCCTTTGTTGCTTGCGACTAAGACAACGTGGCGTGATAAAGATGGAAAAATGTTGCAAGGAATCTCGCCAACAACGTACTTTCTCGGCTGCTACGCAGACGGTCAGTTCTGGGATGAGATAGGCGAAAGACTGCCGAAAGATGTAACGGTGACGCATTGGATGGCGTTTCCGATGGTATGAGGTGATGAGCATGAGCAATTGGATTAATGTCAAGGATAGATTGCCCGATATTCCGAAAAACGATTTTGCAAGCGATTATGTTCTGGTTCACGACGAAAAAGCTGGTGACTGGGTAGCCTATTATGATGCAGACGGTGATTGGTGTGAAGCAAGAGAGTGCATCCCATTCAAAAATGTTACACATTGGATGCCTATGCCTGAACCGCCTACGGAGGACTAAATATGGATGGATTTGAAGCGTTAACAGAAGCGATGAACCGGTGTGCTGCATCACTTGAACAACTTGCAAATGCTATCAGACAGTCCGAAACACAGTGCGGTTACATTAAGCGGAAGCACAATCGACCTGTATACCGTAAAGGTGCAAAGCTACATGAATGCTGCAAACGAATTATGAGAACGAGAGAGGGATTTAGAAAGTGAAAAAGCTTAAATTTCCTGAGGATTTCTTTGCATACGACAACCCGGACTGCCCTGATAAGGATATTGAAAAAGCCGTAAACAGGATGAAGAACTGGATGAAGGGTGAGACCTACAAGAGCAACCCTTGGTTCTTTATGGCTGCTGGCAACTATCTAATTGTCGGCCTGATTGCTGAGGATGGACAGAAAACAATATACGTTGCACGGCAGTATTATGAGATAGTCAACATTCCGGGCGAAGGCTGGTTGCGTGAGCCTGGCGAAGAATGCCCGTTTTGAGGAGGGATAAAGATGGAAGAACTTAAGAGATGTCCGTTCTGCGGGTCTATTCCGACGCTGTATCACGATGGATTGCATCAAGTGGATTCAAAGAGAAGATATCACACAACATGGATGATTCTGTGTGAAAAGTGTCATAATGCATCAATGAGCAATAGCGCTTACTATAGCTTTGGTGAAGATGGCGTTTTGTCACCGTATGACGAAAAAGACGGACGACAAGAAATCATCAGCCGGTGGAACAGCCGTTACAAAGAGGATTGAGTATGGAGCAGGAACACAAGCCGAGAACATCAATGATTCTTCTGTTGGAACACGTCCATGCGATGGACGAGCTGACAGACGAGGAATTTGGAGCATTCATCCGCAACTACGCGCAGTATGTTGAGACTGGATTTGAGCCAGCATACGACAACGACCGTGCTATGCGGATGCTCTGGAAAGTTGTTAAAGCGTTCGATGATACGAATGCGCAGAAAAGACAGGAGCGAATCGAGAAAAACAGACGGAGTGCAAATAAGCGTTGGAACGATGAAAAATGCAAATGCATACAAACGCATACTAATGATGCAAATGCATACGCTGGTATGCAAATGAATGCAAACGATGCCTTATCTATATCTGATTCTGTATCTGAATCTGATAAAAAAGAAAAATGTGAAAAGAAAAATACCAAAGAAGTCAAACGCTTCAAAGCACCGACTGTCGAGCAAGCCAGAGAATACTTTGCCGATAAGGGCTACATGGAATCGGAAGCAGAGCGGTTTGTTGACCACTTCACGGCAAATGGCTGGAAGGTCGGAAAATCGCCTATGAAGGACTGGAAAGCTGCTGCACGGAACTGGATGCGTAACGCGAAGGGCTGGAACGGTGGCTATCAGCAGACAATGGCTGAATTGCCTGACGAGGGAGACTTTCTGCGGTGAATATTGAAAATCAGACCCAATACATCCTGCTGGGGGCAGTCCTCACGTTCTCGGAATACGCCGATGTGCTGCAAGACCTTAAAATCGACGATTTCTGCCCTGAACTGCATGATACATTCGCTGCCATTCTCGGATATTGGGAACACAACGACAAGTGGAACCCGGTAGAAGTCATGGGACGGTACGATAACTGCAAGAAAGCAATGGGTGAATGTCTGGATGCCTTTGGCGCAGAGTTCATCCGCAACGTCACCCATGACATGATGCTTGGATGGGCTGGAATCGTTAAGGAGCAGGCTGCATTGTCCAGAGCCAGAGAGATTGCGTTCAAAATTGTTGATGGCTCGACAAGATACGCAGACCTGACAGGAATTTATGAGCAGCTAGGCGAAGCTATCAACCTGCACAACGAGAGAAGCGATTTCATCCCGATGTGTGACGGCATAGACAATTACATCCGCAAGCTGGATGATAAGCCAGAGTATATCAGCACAGGGCTTAGAGTGTTGGATAACAACTTGCATCTTGTGCCGGGCAACTTCGTTGTGATCGGTGGTAGACCGTCTGCTGGTAAGACCGCTCTGTCCCTGCAACTTGCCTGTGAAATAGCCAAGAACGGACGCAAGGTGGCGTATTTCAGCCTAGAGACCGACCCGGACACGCTCTACGCTCGTATTATAGCAAACCAGCTAGGCGTACCGCTGCACACGGTCAAAAACAAGACTGTCAGCATTAACGAGCTTGACAGACTGGCAGCCATCAAGAAATATCCGCTGTTCGTTCGTTCTGCCGCTGGTAAAGGCGTTGGGTGGATTAGAACACAGTCCATCAGAATGCAAGCCAAAGTAGTGTTCATCGACTATTTGCAGCTTATCCATCAAGCCGGAGCGAAAGACCGATACAGTGCCGTCACGGAAATCAGCATGGCACTGCATGAGTTCGCACAGTCCACGGGAACGCTGGTGGTGGCACTTGCACAGCTCAATCGAGAGACCGCAAGAGCAGGTATACCACCGACTGCCGCAGACCTGCGAGAATCCGGGCAGATCGAGCAGGACGCAGACGCAATCATCCTGCTGGCACAGAAAGTGAAAACGCAAAAGAGACCAGAAGAGCATTATCACTTTGCGCTTGAGAAGAACAAAGAGGGCGACGTGGGGTCACTGGACATCACGTTCCAGATGGAAACGCAGCAGTTCAAAGAATGCGTGTGGATGTAACGGAAGGAGACAAAATGAACATTCGACCTATTGATGCTAACGCACTAAAACGATACTTTTCCGATGAGCAGATGAAATATGTTAGCGTGGATGAAACAGATTATACGTTCAATGCATTGATGTTTGATGTACTAGAAGACGTAATGGTTGCTATCGATAATGCGCCGACTATTGAAACGAAAGGATAGAATCGCTTCTGCGCTCGTATCGTCACAGTAGAATAGGCAAGAAAAACAGATAACAGGGTCTAGGCGATAAAGTTACCGTCTGAACCTCATAAATATTTTTCATCAATCAAAAAACGGAGGAAAACGATTATGAACATCACTCGACTGGAACAAGAGACCATCGTCAACTTCAATGCAGCGGAAGATACTGCATCGGTCTATACCGCCGACCCGGTGTATATGCGCAAGCTGGACAAGCTGTGTGAGCGTGAGCCTGCATCGTACAAGCTGGTCAAGCAGGACAAGGACGGCAAGTGGTATGAGATGCCCAAGCGTCTTGTGCGGTTTGCGACCAGCAGGATTATGACGGACGAGCAGAAAGAAGCAGCCGCAGAGCGTATGCGCAAGATGCAAGCGGATGGTAGAATCTAATCTCCGCTGAAATCTCCAATCAACAAACGTATCAGAAAGCATGGAATGGTATCAGGTAGTAAAACTACCCTCTGCGACTATTCCGTGCTTTTTTCTCTTGTTATTTATCGAGAGAAAACGGCAAGGTCTGATTTTTGGGCAGAAACCGTCTCGATCGAGTGGTGTTTGGGCTGATATGGCCACGACTATCAGCGTGATGCGTTTGCATGCAAATGGATGCACATGATGCGTCCGCATCCAATCTTCCCCCCTTTCTTCCCCCTCTTTCCCCTACAACCCCTATTACCCCCTATAATCCCCCTAACTCCCCCCTCAAACAAATAAATTGTTTGAGGCCCCCACGCCGAAATGGTGAGACAACTGCAACAACCGGAAACGACAACCAGATGTTTTGCAAAGGTTCTTTCCCCCTACAACCCTCTATCTCCAAAAGCTATACCGTTAGCCAGCAGAGCAGACCGTAGGCGGCATCTACCGTCAGGTTCTATTGGCTGAATATAGGCATATCGTCCATCTGACCTCTACGTTGCGTCACCCTCTATCGTCCGGCGCACCGCGCCGACCGGGTGACCTTCAACGGTAACGGCATCTAGCCTGCATAGGGCAGTAGCATCTAACCCGGTAGCCACTACGACTATTTCACATGGAGAATTGACTTCATTTTGCAGTCGGTTGGATATGTACAAATGTTGCATATATTATTCCTAGCATAATACTATGAATTGTTTAGAATATCATAGTTCGTTACTGGGAATTAAATCGAGCAGGAACAGACCAAATCGGGTGGTACGATTATTTTAGCAGAATAATCCATAGATAGTTACTAGGATATATAAGCGTATATTATAATAAGTACGGTTGGTATACGAATTTGGTATGGCTAGTGAGTGAATAAATGAGTGAATATATGCAATAGATTATGAATTTTATGCGGTCAGATGACTTAGCGACTATCGCACCTTCATTTCTCTAAAAGGCGAACGACTATTTCACGCAAAAAATACACGACTATTTGACGATGGTTCGCAAGAAAACGTTACGACTATTACTCTGCGACTATCAGCGAACTACTCATTGCTATACGATATATAGGACTTTCAAATGATAGTCGCCTGACGACTTTACGACTATTCCACGACTACTTTATTGGAGAAACTACGACTATTGGCTACGACTATTCCAGCCGGAACGTTACGACTATTGCTGACCTCTATTAGCTATCGGGCGAAAGCCCGAAAAGAGATGCGGCGAGAGCCGCCAATGGTTCCGCGCCGCCGCCGCGCCCCTGCCGCTGGGCTGCTCCGCCGGGTGGAGGGTGCCAGCCGGTGCGCCCTGACCGCTGACCGGTGCCAGATTGCAAGCCGCCGGGCTGACTTTGTACAGGTGGAGGCGCTGACCCATCAGCAGGTGCGCCGGGTCTGTACTGCTGACAGCGTGCCAGCACTTGCCAGCGATCCGCAGACGGCAGGAGCTGACCCCGCCGGGCTGGCATGGTCTGCGATATGCTACACCCTTATATACCTTATTATAATAAGGCGGCTGGTATCTGGTATGCGCTGGAGGTGTTGCGGCTCTGTGATACGCTCCAGCGTGTCGCAGGCGGTGCGGTATAGTTGGATGCACCCGCCACACAACAGCGGCAAAACACGGCAAATAGCTGGAAAAGCCCCCGTAAAGCCCGGTGCGCTGTTTTGTGCCGTGGGTGGTATAACTGCATGGACGGAATAAAAGCCACTAAAAACCCTTGTATGGGGTTGTATTGTAGCAGTGTAAAATAAAAGCCCTGCATCCTCAGCAGATGCAAGGCAAAAGAAAAGCCCCGCCAGCGTGGGCGGGGTGGATTTAAGTTAATTCCAAGAAATTTTTCCTTCGTTTTCCAGCCTTCTCAAGTATTCATATTTGTATCGGCCCTCTACGCTTGTAGAACAATGATATTTTTCATCGTATCTGTAAGGGTATGCTCTCCCTGAATCTCCAACGATGAATTGCACTGTGTCGTCATCGTTAAGGTAGTAGGTGCGACCGTCTTTTGATTTTACTTCCTTATACTCTTTCATTTTTTTGCGCTCCTTTCTTGCGTGGGCTTGCTACTGCTAGTATATCATACTGCAAGCCCCATTAACAGGACTTGCCGGGAATATTTTGCCCTTTTGGGCTGGGGCGGGGTTGCTTTACGGTGCAGCCCCGCTAAAGTATCCGGGCGGCTCATTTGCTGGCTTTAAATAATGCGCTGAAAAACCAAAAGAAGAACAGGACGCAAGATAATATCATCTTGAAAAAATCTCCTCTCTGATACTAAACGCCACACCATAAAGTGCGTGAAATTCGTGGGGAGATAAAAGCCCAGCGTTATACTTGTCTGTGATGTCACATTCAAGCCGCTGCACCTGAATGCTGTTGTGAGTTTTGGCGCAGTCGGCCAGCTCTAACAAGATGCTGTCAAAAATAGTCCTCATTGCTACACCCTCCATTATACCACGCTGAACCGCTTGTATGTGGTGCGCTTGCTGCACTCGGCGTAAATATCCGGGTGCGCGGCCTGTAAAAGCTTGCTGTCAAGCCGGACGCTTTGCACGTCCTTATACATTACCTTGCAAGCGCCTGCGACAACCTCCGGCGCCCCCTGCATCATGGCAATAATTTCATCCCGCAGGCTGTCCCGCATCTGCTCCGCCTGCTCTGCCAGCCGCTTATATTCGCGGTATTCGTTGCACTTTTGCTCTAAATCTGTCATTTTTCAGCCCTCCTTATTAGCTGTTGAGATATGCGATCATAACAAGAGCGCCGGAGATCATGCCGCCAACATACCAGAGGGCAGCCCACTGGGAAAAATCAAGAGTAATCATTTTTTTACACCTCCGCATTTTTGCCGTTGGGGTTAATCCAATCGTTCTTGATGTCGTTCCGCTTGCAGTAACGATAAAGGTTAATCAGTTGCACAAAATCGCCAGCGCTTATATATGCTTCATTATCCGGCGCATCAAGAGAGCAAATAAGGGTCGTTCCGTTGTCCTCCCGTTGCACAAGCTCCAACGTTTCGCCGTTGTTCACTTCAAAAACAAGCTTGTTCATTTTTATACCCTCCATTAAAACCAGTAAAGTAAGTACATATCTGTGCCCGGCTTGGTAATCTCTCGGATGCAAGGATACAAGCCGTAATTGTCAATTTGCAAGCCGTATTCTGCAAGCTCTTTGTTGAGCTTTACACGCCGTTTTGCAAGCTGAGCCTGTCGGGTTTTGAGCCACTCGGAATTATAATAGCGGCTGTCGTTGTCAAGCTCCCACGCTCTTGCATCTGCAAGCCCCCAACGCTGCACGCTGTCAAGGAGCTTTCTTGCTTTTTCGTATGCCTCAGTGGGCACACGATCGGCGGCTTTATCTGCGTCGGTTGTCAGTGCGTCAAGCGTGGCAAGGTCAAACGCAGCGCGGGCTCTGTTATACCATACACACGCGCGATGGCTGCGGCCTTCGTAATCTCCCGGAACGGGGCGGGCGGTATAATCGATCTCTTTATTGTTCATCATGGTTTTTGTCCTCCTGTTTTGTGGTGGCGTAACACGTTCTTGTGTTGTCTATATAGTAACACGTTCTTGTGTTAATGTCAATGGTTTTGCACACATTCTTGTGTTGAAAATCGTTCATGTTTGAGTGTGTACAAATCTGCTCGGTTTCGGACACACTCCGCGCCCTCCAGCGTTCCGCCGCCGTCCCGATCGCCCCGCGTGGTCTGCCTTGCATCTGGCACGGCCTGCCCTGCTGCCTGTGCTGTGCAGTCTGTCCGGGTGCGCTGGGGCTTGGGGTCTCCACCGGCGGGGTATACAGCCGCCGCCCAGCCCCGCCCGGTGAGTAGCGCGAAAAATCTCCAAAATAAAAAAGGCGTTTTATTAAAGTGGTGGTGATTCACCACCCCCTCTTTTCTGCACAAAACACCCCCACCCCTATTGCCAATCTCAAAAATTTCCCGCAAAAACAAAAAGACCCCTACAAAGGGTCTGTGTTCTGTGCTATACTTGCCTTACAAGCCTTGAAAGGGAGGAGTCTACAAAAATGTACGCCTTATTTGGAATGATTGCTCTGGTTGCAACGCCTGTGTTTGGAGCACTGTGTCTTTACAACAAAGCAACGCATAAGAAAGACAATCGGATGTTAATTGCTTTCTTTGTATCATTTGCAGTTCTTGTTATATGTTTGGCTGTAACACCAGAGCCATCACATGATGAATCGGCAAGCTCCGGCGTTACATCTTCCTCCGCCAAGTCTACGGAAACGGAACTGGATGGTAGCTCTATTGAGGAAGTTTCCGAAAGCTCAGCAAGCAGCACTCCGACATCTCAAAAAGCGGCATCCGAATCTGAACAGCCTATAAGCTCTGAACCCGCAAGCAGTGAGAAGGTGGCATCCAGTGCTTCTTCGCATAACCCAGATGATGATATTCCAACGCTTGATTTGGATGACTATGCAAAACAGGCGGCCGACAACGCTGTAAAGGCAAAAGACAAATACGCTGGTAAGCAATATAAGGTGACATATCAAGTCAACAGTGTATCAGACGCAATGATTAAGTTAGATAATCCGTACACTGTTATGTTCAGTGTGAACTTCGTCACTTCTCACAGCATTGGTTATACCGTTTATATGGCTGGATTCCCGGAAAACGAAAAAGACAAGATTTCTATGCTTTCTCCCGGCCAGACCGTTACATTCGTCGGTGATTTTGACGGAAACAAATTCACTGATTGCCGATTCATAGTTCCGTAAATAAAAAGCCAGCGGCTAGATGTTCTCTAACCACTGGCTTTTCTTATGGGCTATTTACGATTTAAGTGTTGGAAACATGATAGGAGCGCTGACTTCTTCCTTTTCCCTGAGAATGTCGAGCAAACAATCATTGTATCCCATTGAATAGCTGTCCTCGCAAAAATGTTGTACGGACGTTGCTAGCGCTACACTTACAACCTCTCTTGACCGCTTATCCTCTGGCATGATGATTTCTAATGTCTGATTAAGGATTTCATGGCTTTTTTCTAAAACGGCTTTGTGCTCTTCATTCTCAGCTTGTAGCCGAAACATTTCTTCCGAGTAGTCCATCAGCACGTCTCCATTCTAATCTGCTCGCCAACAGGCAGATAGCCCGCTTCTTTGAGCTTGCTGTAAATGAACTTCTGACCGGCTCTTGTCCAGCGAGTGACCTCTTTCGTCTTGCCGTTCGGCAGCTCGATCGGGTGGCCGACAACATATCCGTTGCCAAGATACTTCTGGTAAGGAATCCACTGTTTGTTTACAGTATGTTGGATGCCAAGCCCTCTAAGAATCTGGTTTAGCTTTCGTGCGCTCATGCCGTAGTTCATGGCAATCTGCGTGGTAGTCAGGCTTTCATCGGAAAGCAGCATAGCCTTTGCGTAGTCAGAATCAGGCTTCATCTTGGCATTTTCTGCTTCCAGAGCCTTTACCTTCTTGCGCTCCGTGTCTATAACACTGTTGGCAGCAATCAGAGCGCGGCTCAATAGCATCTCTGTGGATTCAGGCTCTGGGTTGGTGAGCTTCTGCTCCATCTGATTGAAAGCATCAATGTACTTGAGTTTCCATTCAAGGGCTTCCTTGCCAGTGAATCCCATAGCAAGGAGCGTAAACCCATCGCGATTCATCAGATACTCAGGTAGCACTTTGTTTTGGACTGAAAGGTACTCCGATTTGAAGAACATAGAGGACAGTCCAATTTTGGGCTCTCCTCCCATCAGGTTTTCGATGTCGCGAAGAACGTGCTTGTGCTCTTTTCCAAAATTCTCTGCTACTTCACGACTGGAAACGACAACCTGTCCGTTCTCGCTGATAAGATTGATAGCATATTTAACCTTTTGTTCCATAAAAACTCCTATGGTTCTTGCGGAACAAGCCAATTCCTGCTATAATAAGGCTGGAACAGCTTGTTCCAGTGGTTTTGATGATACGTTCGCTGTGGTCGCCAAACTTTAGCGAGCGTATCATTTTTCGTTTTCATTGGTCTCCGGGATTGGATGCACTTCAAAGAACGTGTCACGGATGGCTGCTGCCTGTGCGACCTTGTGTTCGGTGCAATAGGCTTTCAGCCACTGGAACTGCCGTTCGGTCAGTGCAACAGTGAACGTGTGATTGTGCCGTTCGAGATAAGGACTGTACATAAACTCACCTCCCTTCATGTAAGTGCAACCAGTATATGCAATATGTTGTGGTTTATCAATTACGCAAACGCTTAATGTAGTACTGGTATCTGTACAAAATCCAAAAGTTTGTAGACTTGCACAAAATTTAACTGTTGTTTTTGGCTGCTCCGGCTTCGTACCCTGCCCGGTAGTTCAGTTCGGACAGCTTACCCAGCGCTTCTGCGTACTCCCTATCCTCGCTAGTCGGCTCTTTGCCGTGTGCAAGGGTTTTCAGAAATTCTTCGGTTGTCGTGGGAAATTTCATGTTTTTTGCTCCTTTCTATTGCAGAAGCGGTCTGCTTCTGCTATAATAATTGACAGAAACCGAGACTGCGCCCTTGGTTGCGCAGCTTCTGTTTTGTGGTGGAATAGGTCATCAGTGCAACTTTGGTCGGTGGTGCTGATGGCCTATTTTTTATGCCACAAAGGATAAATCTGCCGTTGCTGGCTGATTCATCGTGTGTTCTGCTGTCTTAGATTATAGACGCTTGGTATATAGTTGTCAACAGCCCAATTTGTATAATTTGTATCAGATATTTCTGATTTTTACGCATTCTAACGTAAATTTACGTTATTTGATAGTGCTTTTGTAAACAAATTAGTTTACTTTAATGGCAGTTGTCTGAAGTGTATTTTTCGATAATTCGTAAGGCACTAACAAGAATATACAATGCGTAAAGCTATAAAAAAGTTTACCGGAAATCTTCCAACCTAGTGATAATAAAAAACATAAGAATGTGTTGACATTAACATGAGAATGTGTTATAATCAAATCGAAAGAGAGGTTTGGTGAAAATGGCAGAGAAGAAAAAGGGCGGCGCTACCAAAAATAAAGTCAATTCCGGGGACATTCTTCGCTCCGTTATGAAAATCAGAGGATATACTTCTGCATCTCTTGCAAGGCAAATGAAATATGAAGTTTCTTCTTATGTGACAAACCGTGTTAATGCGGATGATTTGAAGCTGTCCACAATGGCGATGCTTTTGGAAGAAATGAAATACCAAATCGTGATTCAGCCTATTGGTGCTGATGTTGCGTCGGATGAGTTTGTTCTTAAAGTTCTTGAAAGAGACGGTGATTCTGAATGATTTACGGTTACGCTCGTGTCAGTTCTGCTGGACAGGCGATTGACGGCAACAGTCTTGAAGCCCAGTCTGAACTTCTGAAAGCTAACGGCGCGCAGAAAATCTTTTCGGATGTTTATACCGGCACGAAGCTGCATCGACCGGAACTTGACAAGCTGATGGCTGAAATCCAGCCGGGAGACACGCTGATGGTGGCAAAGCTTGACCGTATTGCTCGTTCCGTGAAGGGCGGCATTGAAATTATTGACAGCTTGCTTGCAAAAGACGTGTCCGTGAACATTCTTAACATGGGCGTGATGAACAATACACCTACTGGTAAGCTGATTCGCACGGTGATGCTTGCATTTGCCGAGTTTGAGCGCGACATGATTGTTGAGCGTACCAAAGAGGGCAAGAAGATTGCCGGTCAGCGCCCTGATTACAGGGAAGGCCGCAAGCCCACTGAGTATGACCGTAACCTCTTTGACATTCTCCATGAGCAGGTTGAGAAGCGCATTCTCACGGTCACGGACGCTGCCAAGCAACTTGGCGTGACCCGCCAGACATGGTATCGGATTTCTGAACAGAACAGGTGAAAGTATGGCTAGAAAACTTTACGCAGTAACGAGTGGTGGAGAGGACGAATATCATATCATATCATCACTCTGACCAAAAGCCGAAAACGTGCAGAGAAAATTGCAGAGATGTACGGCGCTAGAGTTGAAGCATACGTTGACAGTGAGCCGGTAGAAGCATTCAGACGGAAACCAGAAAAGGGCGAAGAACCAGAACGGACGTGGCTTGTAAAGCGTGAGGGCGGTAAAATTTACGTTATTCCTGAAAGCAACAAGACCAGAGCAAGCAGCGTATTGTTTGGATGCCGAATCTTTATCAAAGCACCAGCCATAGAAGAAGCTATGAAGATTGCGGTGTCTATGTTTGCAGATTATGACCTGAGAAGGTCGAAAGGAGCGGCTTATGGACAATTTTAATGCAATTTACAAGATTCTCAAACTGCTGGATAAGCACAAGGGCGATGAAGAATTTGACTATGAGCTTATCTCTGCAAAAGCAATGAAGATGAAGGTCTCTGATTGGGAGCAGATTATGATTGAACTGCAAATGAACGGTTTCATTCGCGGTCTGGTCTACACGCAAGACCTGACGAACAAGTTCCCGCATATTGTAGAGCCGATTCACCCGCAGATTACCTTGAAAGGCATGGAGTATCTCTCCGAAAACAGCATAATGAAGAAGGTAGAAAAAGGGTTAGAAACGGTCGGGCAGTTCTTTTAATTGATTTTGAGAAATAAAGTTTCTGAAATCGCATTATAAAACCGAATATTTGATTTTTGTGCAGTTGTAGGCACTCTTTACATTTTCAGGTAGGGGGTGCCTATTTTTTTATGCAACCAAAGCAGTGTATCGCCATCATTGACAGCATCAAAGCGTATGCAAAACAGAATCCGACCGAAGCACAGGTCTATGAGGACTGGTTTCAGGCGGTGGTGAACCTGAGAGATGCCCTGTCACAGGACAAGCGATTCGACGCCTACAAGTACTCTGGTGAGCTGCGCTCTATCTGTGCAGCCATGATGGGCAAGATGAAAACAGGCGAGGACGTGGCGAAGGTCTATGACATTATCGGTCGGACGTACCTGTTTGAAGCAAAGGATGTGTTCGACAGCTATTGCATCTACCTTGAATGGAATCGTGCGCCGGAAAAGAAGTTCTATCAGCCGAGACGCAGGGTTCTGAAAGTGCTGGCGGACGACCTTGAGGACTTGTTTTATAAGCGGATTGACTTCTTGGGAGTTAGTCTACCTGCTCGCGTTGGCAAGGCTTTGAGTGATGATACGCCGATTTTAACGAGAAGTGGCTGGAAGAATCACGGCGATTTGCAGGTCGGCGATGAAGTTATCAGCCCGAAAGGTCAGTTTGTAAAAGTGCTGGCCGTTTCGCCTAAGTGCCAGCTTGATGTGCGTTGCCATTTCTCTGACGGCACATACATTGACTGCCACGAAAACCACGAGTGGCCGGTCTTTAACCGCCATAAGAACGGATTTGATGTTGTCGAAACTAAGCGGATGATGGAGGATTATGTTGCCGACACAAAGGACGGTATAAGATTCTGCTATCAGGTTCCGTTCAAAAATTTTGTCGAGGGAGAATATAAGAAACTGCCTGTTGAGCCGTACACATTGGGCGCATGGCTTGGCGATGGTCGCAATCAGCACCCGGATATTTGTGAACCTCCTTGTGATCGAGTGATTGTCGAGCGCGTCATTAACGATGGATACCCGGTTAGTTGGCATACGGTTCACAAGGACACCGGTGTTGAGTACTACGGATTCTCTGGTTTGCGACAAGCACTTCAAAAAGGCGATATGTGCCATAGTCATCGCCGCTGCGTGAAGCATATCCCAGAAGAATACTTTACAGCCAGCATTGCACAGCGTATGGAATTGCTTGCTGGTCTGCTCGATACAGACGGTACGTTACGGGCAAAAGAGCATCGGTACGCTTTTTCTACCACAGAGCCGCAAATGAGAGATGATTTTGTCACGCTGGTTTCTACCTTTGGATGGAGATGTAGCGTGGTGGAATATCCACCTCGTGTATCGTCTAGTGGCATTAAAGGTAATCTGACAGTCTATTCCATCTCTTTTAATCCTACCTGCCCCATTCCTTGTGTTGTTCCTCGCAAGCAGTTAAAGGAGTTCTCTAAACCTCGCCGTGTGGCGTTCTGTGGATTTGAGCACATCGAGCCGAAGCAGGGCAATTGCATTCAGGTTGAGGGTGGCGTGTACTGTGCCGGGAATCGTCTGATTCCTACTCACAACAGCACCCTGTGTATCTTTTTCATCACATGGCTGATGGGCAACCGCCCGGACGTTGCATCGGTTATGAGCGGACACTCCGACAAGCTGACGAATGGATTCTATGGCGAAGTGCTGTCTATCATCACTGACCCTGTGACCTACAACTGGGGCAAAATCTTCCCTGACGTTCAGCTTGTGGACAAGAGCGCAAAGGACGAAAGCGTTGACCTGAACCGAAAGAAGCGTTTCCCCACCCTGACTTGCCGCTCAATCGGCGGCACGTTGACTGGTGCTGTTGAAATCGGCGAGGGCGGCGTTCTGTACAGCGATGACTTGATCGAGGACTTGGAGGAAAGCCTGAACGTTGAGCGTCTGAACAACAAGTATGATGCCTACCTAAACCAGCTGAAAGACCGTAAAAAGCAGGGCGCATTGGAGCTGATGGTCGGTACACGCTGGAACGTGCTTGACCCTCTGGGACGCATCCAGAACCAGTATGCAGACAATCCAAAGTACAGATTTCGGGTGATTCCCGCTGTGGACGAGAACGGACACAGCAATTTCAATTATGACTACGGCGTGGGATTTGACGATGCCTACTATGCCGATATGAAAGCAAGCATTGACGATGCAACATGGTGGGCAAAGTACATGGGTAAGCCCTATGTGCGTGAAGGTCTACTGTTCCCTGCCGATGAACTGCGATATTACAACGGCGTTCTGCCTGATGGCGAGCCTGATCGCAAGCTCATGGTCATGGATATTGCATGGGGCGGCGGTGACTTCACCGCCTGTCCTATCGCTTATGTGTACGGCGATGCCGTGTTCATCCCTGACCTTGTGTTCAATAACGGCGACAAGACCGTGACCAGACCGGAAGTCGTGGGCAAAATCATCCAGCACAAAATCAATGTGGTGCGCGGAGAAGCCAACAACGGCGGTGATGAATATTGCGATGTGGTAGACAGCCAACTCCGGCAGCAGGGATACCACTGTTCTGTCCGCAGCCAGCGTGCGCCCAGCGGTCAAAGCAAGCTATCCAGAATCATCCAGTATGCGCCGGACATCAAGCGGTTCTACTTCCTTGACGAGAAGCACCAGTCGAAAGAGTACAAGGCGTTCATGGAGCAGGTGACGATGTTCACGCAGCTTGGTAAAGTTCCGCACGATGATGCACCGGATAGTCTGGCACAACTTTCCGATGAATTGTACAACGGAATCAGTAAAATTGAGCCTGTCAAGAGGCCTTTTTGAGAAAAGTGTCATATATAGCAGTGCTTGGAAACAAAAATTTGATTTTGGGTTGCATTTTGGCTTAAAATATAAATAGGAAGATTTGCAGCTTCCTCTATGTATTGCATTGACGTGGTTTTAGTCATTTTTACTCGTCAGTTTGTTGCATTACACTCCTTTCTCACTCACCCGCGACAGCTGCCTTTCTCTGTCGCGGGGATTATATGTTGCGTTTTCGAGTGGACGAAACGTTGTTTGTACTCCCCCAACTGACACGAAGCGGTTCAAACCCGCTACGCAGCACAACGATTCTCTTGCTTTGCGTGGATATATTCTCCTGATAATACCTCTGCCGTTATTCCTGGCTCTCAATGTAATGTCTTTAGATTTTTCACATTGCAAAGAGCAATGGCTCCAATTAAGCCAGGTTTTTATGTTGCATTAGCTCAGTATGGCTAGAGCATCCGGCTCATAACCGGACATACATTGGTTCAAATCCATTATGCAGCACCAAAATTGCAGCTTCCCGTTTTACGTCTGTCCGACAGCAGAATGAAACAGCTGCAATGGTTTTCTTCGGGCGAAGAATAGCACGGCTGGAAGTGCGAACAGTTTCCCAGTAGCTTCTGACAGGTCTGTGCTCAACAGCCTGTTTCCAGGAATATAACGAAAGGAGCGCAGATGAAAGTAAAAGTTAGGTGTAAACATCCTCAAAAAGACGCAAACGGCAATCCGTGTGATTGCGGACGTTATCTTGGCGAAGTGGAAGGCAAGTTCTCTCTTCTGTGCCCCCTTTGCCATTGGATTACAATTGGAGATTCCAATCTTCCAAAAGAAACGTGGGTCTCCGTGCCGAAGTTCAAGAACTGAATAGCTTTTGAAGCGCAGTTGTAAGCGCAGTGAGATAGACCTTAACAGGTTTGTCTTGCTGCGCTTTTTATTTTGCCGGAAAGGAGGAACGCATGGCTGAGTATCAGATGGTCGTTGGCGGATTTTTGAATAATCCGCTGACCGGACGCAGACCGATTGAAACGCCGGAGACGGAAATCAATCGGGAGAACGTGCTGAAAGTGGTAATGGGTAAGGCAGAGCCTATTCATCTGCTGAACAAGAATGAGATTCGCTTTCTGCACAACTACTACTTGGGCAGTCAGCCTGTCCTCCATCGCACGAAAGAATACCACGCTGAAATTACAAACCGCATTGTAGAGAACCACGCCAACGAGTGCGTGGGCTTCTACACCGGCTACATGAGCGGCACTCCGTGCTCTTATGTGCGGTCTGAAACGGCAACAGGTGACGGTGAGGAAATCGCCCGCCTGTCCAACGCCTTGCAGTATGAGGGCAAGGATGCGCTTGATCGGCGGCTCTGGCAGTGGATGTTGGAGTGCGGACAGGGATACCGCATTGTTCTTCCTGACAAGGGGTATGGCGGCAACTACCCGGACGAAACGCCACTGCTGGTGGACGTTCCCGACCCGGACATGACGTATGTGATTTACAACTCCGGTATCGGGCACAAGCCGATTGCCAACGTGCTGCACATCCCGCGCAATTATCAGAATGACCTGAACGACCTGATTTGCGTGTACACGCCAAACCAGTACTTTGAAATAGACAACGGCAAGGTCACAAAATCGGAGAATCATTCTCTTGGAATGCTGCCGATGGTCGAATACAAGCTGAACCCGGAGCGGATGGGTCTGTTTGAACCGGCTATTCCTGTGCTGGATGCCATCAACGACCTTGAAAGCAACCGTCTAGACGGTGTGGCGCAGTTCATCCAGTCCATTATGGTGTTCACCAACTGCCTTGTGGACGAAAATGCTCTAAAGCAGGTCAAGGAACTGGGCGCAATGTGCCTGAAATCTACCTCTGGTCTGCCCGCATCTGTTTCGCAGATTGCAAACGAGCTTGACCAGCAGCAGAGCCAGACATTGCTTGATTCCATGTTGAACGTGTACCGCAGCCTGACTGCCATGCCTAGTGCTACCGGCAGTGAAAACGCAACGTCTGACAACGTGGGTGCAGTTATCGTTCGCAACGGCTGGAATCACACAGAAGCAAGGGCGCAGCAGTACGAGAATATGTTCAAGTTCTCGGAACGACAAAGCCTGTCTGTGATGCTGAAAATCCTGCGCGATGCGGCTGGTTCTAAGCTGATGGCAAGTGACATCAACATCAAACTGCCGCGCCGTCAGTACGACAACCAGCAGAGCAAGGTTCAGATTTTCGCACAGATGCTTGGCCAGAGCATTGACCCGCAGTTGGCGTTCACTACGCCCGGTCTGTTCCCTGACCCGCAGGCTGCTTACGAAATGAGCAAGCCCTTCCTGATTGCCGCTGGCAAGCTGGGCGAGAACGGGAAAGCACCGAAGCCGCAGGAGCAACAGCCTGAACAAGTTGTTGATGCCAACAAAACATCAGACGGACAGGCTGACAGCACTAATAAAGAAACAGAGGGCGAATAACCCTTTGCATATTCCGGCAGGGAAGCCGGGATACAAATTTCGCAGCGTTGCAGGGAAGCAACGGTAAAAAAACGCAGGAGGAAATTAACGATATGAAACTCAATGTGTTGCTTGGTGATGCTTACAAAGAAGGCATGACCGCCGATGAAATCATTTCTGCGCTGGAAAAGGTTGCAGACCCTAACGCAGAGGTCGAGAAGCTGCGCAACGCCGTGACGAAAGCCAACGGTGAAGCAGCCGAGTACAAGAAGCAGCTCAAGGCAAAGCGCACCGATGACGAGAACGCCGCACAGGAACAGGCTGATAAGCTGGCAGAAATGCAGAAGCAGATTGAAGCCCTGACTGCCGACAAAGAGAACCTCGTCAAGGAAAAGACCCTTGCATCTTACCGTGAGAAGTTCGTTGCACAGGGTTATGACGCTGAATTGGCTGGCAAGGCTGCATCTGCACTGGCTGACGGTGACATGGACAAGGTGTTTAAGTTCCAGTCGGAGTTCATGACCGCCCACGACACCGCATACAAGGCTTCTCTGCTGAAGGATATGCCCACACCTCCGGGCGCGGATGGCAATGGCGGCTCTGACAGTGAGGGCGTGGCGTTTGCTAAGAGCCTTGCACAGCAGAACGCAAACACTTCTAAGGCGTCGAGTGACGCAATGAGTGCTTTCCATTAACAAGGAGGAAAACATGAAGTTTACCCGAAACACAGTCAACGGAATTAACGATACCATCCTTGCTTCCAATGACTACACCGCCATCCCCTTTACCGTGACCGAAACTGTTGCGGTTAAGGCTGGCTATCCCATGACGCTGGCTGGCAAGAAAGCTGTTGCTGCTGGCGAGACTGGTTCTAAGACCATCAACGCTGACGGCATCCTGCTGTATGACGTTGACCCGGCAGAGAACCCCAACGCTTCTCTTCTGATTCGTGGCGTTATCGACACCAAGAAGGCAGCGGCAAGTTCCAGCTTCACTTTTGACACTGACGCGATCAAGGCGCTTAAGACTGCCGTTCCCGGCATCTTCTGCCGCGACAACATCAGCGTGAACGCTTGATAGGAGGTAAAACAACATGGCACTGAATCTTAAGGAAGTCTTTGCCCCGGCTGCGATTGCCGCCTATTGGACGAATGACCCCACCAATGCGATGCCTTTCGCATCTGACGCACTGTTCCCTGCAAAGAAGAAGGCTGGGCTTGACCTGAAGTGGCTGCGTGGTCACAAGGGCGTTGGCGTTTCCCTGATGCCCAGCGCATTTGACGCAAAGGCTACGTTCCGCACCCGTGAGGGCTTCAAGTTTGATGAAACCGAAATGCCGTTCTTCCGCGAGGGCTACCATCTGGGCGAGAAAGACCGTCAGGAAATCCTTCGTGTTCTGGACAGCAACGACCCTTATGCTCGTGACGTAATGAACCGTCTGTACGATGACACCGCGCAGCTTATAACTGGCGCACGTATCGTTCCTGAGCGCATGATTTGGCAGCTTCTGGCTCCTACCAGCGGCGTTCCCGGCATCGCCATCAAGGCAAACGGTGTGAACTACACCTACAACTACGACCCGGACGGCGGCTGGAAATCCACCAACTTTAAGGATATCAGTGGTGTCGCCAAGTCTAAGTGGTCTGCGTCCACCGCCACCCCTATTGCAGACCTGAACGCTGCAAAGGATGCTGTTCTGGCAAGCGTTGGCGAGGTCGTGACTGAGGTGTACATGAACACCGCTACTTTCCGCAACATGATTGCTGCGGACGAGGTGAAGAATCGGTTCATGACCGTCACCGCAAAGGCAAACGCCGTTCTGCTGGACGCTGAAGCACGGCAGATTGTCGAATCTGCGACCGGTCTGACCATCCATCTGTATGACAAGATGTTCAAGGCAGACCAGTACAGCGCAAGCGAGAAGTATCTGCCCGATGGCATGGTGGTGGTTGCTCCTTCCGGCGCTCTGGGCAGCACTTGGTACGGCACTACTCCTGAGGAAGCCGATCTTCTGTCTGGTCAGTCCGGCGCATCCGTGTCCATCGTGAACACCGGTGTTGCCATCACCACCGAGCTGACCGTTCATCCGGTCAATGCCAATGTCTACGCTTCCGAAATCGTCCTGCCGTCCTTTGAGCGCATGGACGCTGTGTACTGCATCAAGGCTTACTAAGGCGAAAGGAGGAAAGCAGCATGGGAGACCAGTATTCCGAAGCGGCAGTCAAGCTGGGGCAGTATATTGCTCCTGCACTTGACCGTGAAATCACGGACGAGGACTACCCACTCTTCGACCTGCTGCTTGACTTTGCCAAAGACAAGATATTTGCACAGGGCTATCCCTTCGGCAACAGACCGGACGAGTTGCCCTTGCAGTATCAGTCGTTGCAGATACGCATTGCAGCGGAACTGTACAACCACATCGGCGCAAACGGACAGACGAGCTATACCAATAATGGCATTACTCGTGTGTGGGAAAGCTCTGATGTAGCGCAGTCCCTGCTGAACGAAGTGGTTCCGAGAGTAGGTGTTATCGGCTAATGTTCAATGGAAGCCCGCTGGATAAACGCCCACTGTGGTATTCAAACCCGGTTGGCAAAAAAACGCCTGTTGTGGACGAGTGGGGTAACGAGACTGGCGAATCCACATACGAATCGTGGAGCGACCCCGCAAAACTGATGCTGAACGTCAGTCCCCCTACTGGTTCTGCGGAAGCAAACCCTTTTGGAGCGTTCACGGATTACAGCTACGTTGTCAGTTTGTCCAGCAAAAAGCGCAACACACCGCTTTACGAAGGTACACACGTCTGGTTTCAGACGGATGTTTCAAAGCCTTTCAATTACACCGTGGTCAAGGTCGCAGAGCATATTACAGATACGCTGTATGCGCTGAAAGAGGTGGCTGCAAGTGAAAATTAAAGTGAGGTTGAGCGATGCCGGACTTCGTGATGCGGAACGTCAGATACAGGAGTACAAGACCACCCTGAACAAGAAAGCTAGAGCGCTTGCTTTTCGTCTTTCTTGGCTTGGGCTTGAAGTCGCAAAGATACGCTTCGAGAACGCCGAATACGCTGGCTCGAACGATGTGAAGTGCCATATCAACCAGAAAGACAAGACCTGTACCATCGTTGCAGAGGGCAAGGCGGTTGCTCACATCGAATTTGGCACCGGCGTTACGCATCAGGGATGGGGCGCTGCCGGAACGGTCGGCCCGCTCCCTTTGCCTGACAACATTGGTGAGCATGGAACATACGGTAAGGAAAACGGCAAGCATAAGCGCTGGTACTACTACGGCGACCCCGGCAATGCCGGAACCTATGTGGATACCGTTCCAGGCAAGGGGCAGTTGAATTACACCAGCGGTAACGATGCAGCTATGGCTATGTGGGGAGCTGTTGAGGAAATGGCTTCTCAAGTCGAAGCAACGTGGAGGGAGGTTTGGAATAGTTGATTGATTATTTCAATTCTATCTTCACGGTTGTTGCTAAGGAACTGCGAAAGCAAGTACCCGGCATCTTCGTCACTGGTGAAATCAACGACAGCAATGTCAAGAAGTTTCCGTGTGTGCAGATAGAGGAAAACAGCAACCTCCCGGTTCATCGGGATTCTGCCAGCCGAAGCAAGTACGCTGCCGTTTCTCTGCGTGTGCGGGTCTATTCCAACAAAACCAGCGGACGCATTGCAGAAGCCCGCTCTATTGTGAGCATCGTGGATTCTGTGTTGGAACCGCTCAATTTCTATCGAAAATCGTTTGCCCCGTTGAATGGGCTGTACAACAATTCCGTCTATCGGATTGATTGCAGCTATGGGGCAACAATCGGAGAGGACGGAATGATTTACCGAAACTAAGGAGGTAAACATTCTATGAGTACTGCTATCTCCGGTCTGAACACTACCCTTTACTGTGGCGAAAGCGCAACCACTCTGACGAAGCTGTGCGACATCAAGGATGTGCCTGACCTGATCTCCGACCCGAATCTTCTGGATGCAACCACCCTGTCTGATGGCATGCAGAAACAGATTTTTGGCATTGTTCAGGCTGACACCAAAGCCTTTACCGCCAACTACAACAAGACCGATTACGCCGCCGTCAAGGCTGCTGGTTATGACGATACCTCTGAGAGCAACGTGGACAAGTACTACGCCCTGAAAATGCAGGACGGTTCCGGCTTCACTTGGCAGGGTATGCATCAGGTCGGTCTGTCCGGCTTTGGCGTAGACGAGGTCGTGGAAATGACCATCAATTGCATCTTCCACTCTACCCCGAAGTTCAGCGAGAGCCTGACCATTAATGGCGGCTAATCCGTACAAATCGAATCAATCAAAACGAGCAGAACTGAACAACGGATTTGGTTCTGCTCCTATTTATAAAGGAGAGCATTTATTATGGCTGCAAAGGTTATCAATTTTCATTCCCCCGATGGCAAAAACACTTATGAGCTGACTTTCACCCGCGAGAGCGCCGAAGCCACTGAGCGCAACGGCTTCCAGATTTACGAGTTCTCCAACGGCATCAACCCCATCAAGAACACCTCCGCTCTGTTCTATGGTGCGTTCATCGCACGCAACAAGGGCATCAACCGAAAGACGGTCGATGATATGCTTGTGCATACCGAAAACAAGGAAGGTCTGATAGCTGCCCTGATGGAGATGTACGCGAATTCTATCAAGGCGCTGATTGCCACCGATGAAGAGGACAAAACCGCAAAAAACGCAACGTGGGAGATTGTGTAACTTCACAGTCTCAAGAACCGGACAGTCGCACAGAGCCATTCTCTGTGTCTAAGCTGTTCCACGATGTAGAAGCCTATTACATTTCCATTGGCATGACCTATGACCAGTTCTGGCGTGATGATGTTTGGCTTGCAAAAGTCTACCGTGACGCGGAAGAACTACGCGCTCGCAGAGCCAATGTTGAAGCATGGAGAAACGGCTTTTACACAGCATCTGCACTTTCCTCTACGGTTGGCAATATTTTCCGCAAGAAAGAGTCTAGCCCAATCAAATACATGGACAGACCGATTCCGCTCACGCAGAAAGAGCAGGACGAGTACGAATACCAACGCGCAATGGAAGCGCAAGAACGCATCAAGAGGGCAATGTTCTCTATGATGAATCATAAGGACGGTGGTAGCAATGGCTGATGTTGATATTACAAGCTTGTCCGTAGAAATCTCTGCGGAATCGCAGGGCGCAGAGCTTAATATTGACAAGCTCACTACCGCCATTTCTAATTTGCGGACGAAGGGTAACGTGTCGAAGGTAATTGATGGGTTGGATAAGCTCACCAATTCCCTCACTGCGTTAAAGTCCGCGCAGGGAGATTTTAACGGTCTGGAAAAAGTCACCAGCTTTATCGAGGGCATTACGAAAGTTAACGCCAGCGATAGCGCAAAGAGCATCAACATTCTTTCAAGGAGCATCCAAAAGATTCCAGATGCTTTGTCTGGAATTGGTGATTATTCTGATGCTCTGGACTCTCTGCGTGATGTAACGGATTCTTTCAATTCGTTGTCTACTATTCAAGCGCCAAAAGGCTTGAGTAGCACCATTAACGCATTGAAGAAAATTCCGGACACTATGAGCGGTATGGATTCCGTCAATTCGGACTTGACACAGACGAAAGCAGTGTTGGCATCGTTTAACACGTTACCTACCGTCACCGTCCCGGACGGTCTGACAAAGATGGTAAACACGCTTCGGCGCATTCCAACCGTCATTGCGGAGACAAACAAGGCTGACTACAAGGGTTTGGGCGACAATATTCGAGAGATTATGAACGCCCTTACTCCCCTTGCATCTCAGCTTGACAAGGTGGGTAATGCCTTTGCAAAGCTGCCCCCACAGTTAAGCAAGGTCGTGACGCAGGCTAACCGTGTGACTGCTGCCAACGAACGGCAGAAAAAAAGCTACATGAGCCTTTCCAGCCAGCTAAACGGTTTCATGCGTTCTGCCGCAAAGCTGGTCTCGCTGAAAGCCATTGCAACCTATCTTGGCAACGCAGCGGAGAAGTTCAACAGCTACTATGAAGCCGCAAACCTGTTTGGCGTGTCCATGAAAGGACTGACAGGCGAAGCAAGCACGTTCATCAACAAGATGGAGACCCTGCTTGGCATTGACCCCACCGAAGCCATGAACAACATGGCAACGATTCAGGGTCTGACTACCTCGTTTGGTATGGCAAGCGACAAGGCGTATGTGCTGTCGAAAAACCTGACGCAGCTTGGCTATGACCTCGCTTCTTTGAAGAATATCCCTGTTGCGGAATCCTTTACGAAGATTCAGGCAGCTATCTCTGGTGAGCTGGAACCTATTCGCCGTCTGGGCGTTGATATTTCTAACGCACGGTTGCAGCAGGAACTGCTCAATCTTGGCTATTCTCAGAGCGTTTCTACCCTCTCTCAGGCTGATAAGGCTGTTCTGCGGTACATTGCCATTATGAAGCAGACAACCGATGCACAGGGAGACTTTGCCCGAACTTTGTCCAGCCCTGCCAATATGATTCGTATCTTGCAGGCACAGCTGAACAGTCTGGCTCGCGCCGTTGGTTCTTTGCTCTACCCCGCCCTGAAATCCATCCTCCCGCCGCTGATCGCAGCCGTTGAACTGGTCAAAGAGCTTGTGACCGGCATCGCATCGTTAATGGGCGTTAAGGTGGAGTTCCCCGATTTTAGCAGCGCAAGCGATGCTGTTGGCGGCGTCACGGATGCGATGGACAATACCACCAAAGCGACCGGCAAAGCTGCAAAAGCGTTCAAGAACTACATCATGGGCTTTGACGAGCTGAACGTTATCCAGAAGGACAATGGTTCTTCCGGTGGCTCTGGTTCTGGTGCTGGCGTTGCTGGCAACATCTTAGGCGATGTAGACCTGTCCGGCTACGATATGTTCAAGAACTATGTTAGTTCTTCCGTTGATGAAATCAAAGAGAAGATTAAAGGCTTACTTCCCATAATTGAAGCCGTTGCCGGTGCATTTGCCGTTTGGCAGCTTGGAAACTTTATCAAGCAAATTAGACAAGTTATTGATGGCATGAATAGCATTCAAAAAGCAGCAGCTATGGTTGCCGTTCTTGTTGTGGAGTGGGCCATTACACAAAAGCTTTCCGATAGCTTCCTAAAAACCGGCGACACAACAAAATTGTTTGGCGAATGGCTCACCGCCGCAGCCGCGGCGATTGGCGGCTATGCTTTGTTGGGGCCGGAAGGCGCTTCTCTTGCGCTTGTTGTAAACGCAGTCGCACAGCTTGAGTCCATCAAGACAAACTTGTCCGAAGGTGTTGTAAAAGCAACCGACGCATCTGTTTGGCTTCAAGGAATCAGTGCCGCTGTGACGGCTGGAATTGCAGGTGCAGTGTTTACTAAAACCGCTGCTGGTTTTTCTCTTGGCATTTCCGTTGGTGCTGTTCTCGCTTTGTCGGCTATTACATACGGCGGAACGAAAGGCGGTTCCATAAATCCGGGTGATTCCGTAGACGCTCTGCTTACTGCACTGACTGCTGCGGCCGGTGGATTTACTGGTGTAACGTTAGCTCTGGCTGCTGGTGCTTCTGTTCCTGTTGCTGGCGCAGCTCTCGTTTTGGGTGTGGGCGTCGGCGTTGTCTTGGAACAATTGGGCGTTACATTCGGAAAGAAAGACCGCATTAAAGAAATCGAAGATTACATCAAAAGATACGAAGATGCTGGTTACACCACCCTTGCTATTCATTATCGGTTAAAAAATCTTGGATTTTCCGATAATGAAGTCAAAATGGCTGAGCAAGGCATAGATTCTACTTTTGAAATTTTTAATTACACTTTTAATGAAAAACTGGAAGCACTCAATTCGTGGTGGAGCAAAAAGTGGGATGGATTCAAAGAAAATGTCGGAAAATCTTGGAACAGTCTTACGACGTTTGCTTCGGATTATTGGCAAAACAATTCTTTGATTCACGGATTGATTGACCAAACGAATCAAAACGTTTCCGATCTGAAAAAATCCCTTGGCAAAGTGGGAGAAGCATTTAACCAAAGAGTCAAAGACATCGAAGAGAGTGCAGCTAAAGCCGGAAAAGCTGCCGCAGAGTGGGTGAATGGCGTTCTCGATAAATTCAGAGAAAAGAGACAAGAGTTTTTTGATGCTGGCAAGAATTTGATTCAGGGCTTCATTGACGGCATTAAAGATTTGAGAGACAAAGCTATTAGTGCCGTGACAGGCATTGCCGATTCTGCCGTTGACAAGTTCAAAACGCTTCTTGGCATTCATTCGCCTTCTACCGTGTTTGCCGGTCTTGGTGGCTACCTCGTAGAGGGTCTTGCCAACGGCATCACCGCCGCAAAGGGCATGGCTGAACAGGCGATGCAGGGGCTTTCCGATGCTGTGATTGCACTTGGCCAGCAGTTGACGCAGGACAACTATGGCATTGGCGATGCGAACATTGCCATGACCGCAAATGGTGACGAAACTAGCCTCGAAAAGACCGCCATGAGTCTGCGCAATGTTCTGTCGAATGTTGGTGGCAGTCTGTCTGACTGGCTCAAGAAAATCAAGTCTGTGTTTACGGATTTCTCGGATGGCATCAACGCAGTGTCGGATGTCGGCAAGAAGATTTCGCAGGGGTTCACCGATTCTATTAGCGCCTTGTCCAACACCTCAAAGTCTATCGTTGAAACTAAAAAGGCCTTTAAGTCCGTTTTCTCTGACATAAAAACGTATGTCAAGAGTAGCATTGCTGAAGTAGAAAACGAATACCATTACAACGGCGCTCTTAGCGCTGCTGGGCTTGCCATTCAAAAGGCATTCGAAGGAGCTTATCTCGCTCTCGACAAAGTATCGACTGCCGTTAAAAGTCTTTCCGGCACTATTGATAGCATCAAAAATGTTATCAAGACATTCAATGATTTGAAAACCAAAGTTGGCGAGGTTATCGACCAAGTTCCAGCCCTAAAGGATGCTTACAATGGATTAAAGACATTTTTATCCAATCTGTTTGGCGCGGATTCCGGCGTCGTGAAAATCGTTTCAGACGGATGGGATTTGATTAAGACCAAAGCTGGTGAAGCTCTTACGTTCATCTCCGGAAAAATCAAAGCGCTTGGCGTTGGAGGCGCTTCCGGTTCTTCCGGTGGACTAGCTAGTATGCTCGGTGCAATCGGAAGCACAGCTCTTCCGGCTGGCGCTGGCGTTCTTGGTGTTGGAGCCGCTCTTGGTCTTGGTATTACCGGCCATGTTCAGTGGATAAAGGACTTGAAGAATACCTGGTCTGATTCCAGCAAGAGTTTCGGAGAAAAGGTTTTCAACACGGTCAATGATACTCTGACAGACATTTTTAACCCATTTGGCGCAGTAATCAAAATTGCCAAAAACAAGTTCGGTTTCGCCGACGGCGGTTTCCCTGATGATGGGCAGCTGTTTTTGGCCAGAGAATCCGGTCCGGAATTTGTTGGTAGCATGGGCGGCCACACCGCAGTTGCCAATAACGATCAGATTGTCGAGGGCATCCGTGAAGGTGTTGAGTCGGCTATGGCCAAGCAGAATGAACTTCTTCGTCAGCAGAACGAGCTGTTGAAGGCTCTGCTTGAAAAGGAATCTACTTCCGAAATTTCCGTTTCCAGCATATCTCAGGCAATCAGCCGGGTAAACCAGAGAAACGGTAAAACTATCATTCCCATTGGCACTTAAAGGAGGGGCATTTATGGACTACGACCAGTACAATCCGATTCGGAGCGTGGATGGGCAGTATCTTAAATGCCCCTCTTCTTATCAGTGGAAGTTGCAGGATATTTCCGCATCTGATGCTGGCCGAACGGAAGCAAACATCATGGATAAAAAACGGCTTGGCCAGTGTGTCAAGCTTGAACTTGAATGGAAGTACACCACCATTCAAGAAGCCGCTGTTATCCTGAAAGCGTTCAATCCGGAGTACATCAATGTTACCTACCTTGACGCAATGGCTGGCGAGTGGAAAACCAGCGAGTTTTACGTTGGCGACCGCTCCGTGCCGATGTACAATTCGCGGATGCGCCGTTGGGAAGGGATATCCTTTAATATCATCGAAAGGGCTGCACACTGATGGTAAACGTATCGCAAGACGTTATAAATTACTTTAACGAGGGAAACCTTCAGACCGCAGCCATCGAATTTTCCAATGGGAAGGAATCTTTTACCATCACCGAAGCGGACATTGTCCAGGGCGGATTAAAGATTGACCGATACAGCGTGACCGATAGCAAAATTGAGGTCGGCTCTGCGGTAGCGTCTGAGTTATCCTTGAAGTTACGGAACTACGACGGAAAGTTTGACAACGTTTCGTTTGAAGGGGCCGTGCTCTATGTAAAGGTCGGCGTTTGGAGCGATGACCCGACAGCACTTGGTCATTTTGTTCTTGGGCAGTCCGTTCTTGGCGCTCTCAATGGCATTGGCAATTTCATTCTTGGAAAGAATTTGATTGGTGATGCAGGAACAAAGGCACAGGTCGTTTGGATTCCATGCGGTCGATTCATTATCGACACATCTCCTCGAAAGCTGCAAATCATTACGGTTTCTGCCCTTGATTACATGGTCAAGTTCGACAAGGCCGTTGATTATTCGAAAATTTCGTTTCCGATTCATGTCGATGCGCTAATTCAGAAAATCTGTGAGTTGTGCAGCGTGTCTCTTTTGACCGATGTGACAGTTCTTCCAAACCATCAGTATAGTATTGGCGGTTTTCCATCTTCCTCACAGCAGTTGACTTATCGTCAATGCTTACAATGGTGTGCGCAGTTGACAGGCACTTGTGCTTTCATGAACGAGGACGGCCAGCTTGTTCTTAAATGGTATGAACAAACAGCCGTCACCGTCACGATGAACGAACGGTACACCAGTGATTTGTTGGAGAATGACATTACAATCACCGGCTTTGCCTGTGACGTGAGTGACAAAGCCACCTATCTTGCTGGAACGAACGAGTATGCGCTTGATTTGAGTGACTGCGGGTTCCTAACCAATTCGTATGATGGCGTGTTGAAGGAACTTCTTGCCGCACGAGGCGGCTTCTCTTACCGTCCATACAGCGCCACCATAAAGTCTGCTCCGTATTTGTTCCCAATGGATATGATTCGCTACAAGGACAAAGACGGCGCATTCCATAATACGATTGTAACCAACGTCACATTTTCGCTGAACTGCAATACATCCATTTCCGGTGCTGGCGAAACCGTCACAAGCTCTTCTTACATACAGTCTAATAGCGGCGTTACCAACCAGCAGGCGAGCACCAATCGTCAGACGAACGAAAGTCTTGAGACGAAGGCGACAAAAAAAGAACTTCATAGCATGATGACCTTTACCGAAAGTGAAGGATTGGTTATCACGCATGAAGGATGGAATGGCAAGGTTCAAATCACCGGCGAAGACATCCGTGTTGTTCGTGGCAATAACAAAGTTGTCATTACAGACAGTGGTATTTCCATTACAGACGGAAGCGGAAGCTGCACCATTGCCTCTGGAAAGGTTACATTCTCCGGACTTTGCCAGGACAAAATTTGGGAGAACGGCGACCCTGGCAGCGGCATTGGCAATGGCGCTGTGATCTGCAACGATGGCCGATTGCGCCAGTATTCCGCCATTGTGATTGGATTCGGTGAATACTACACCGGTTTGGACGGCAGCGGAGTGAACGGAAGCGATTTGCAGTATACCGTTTTCCCAATCAATGGAATTTGGTCGATTGCAAGCCGTGTGTGGGACTATCCGAGAGTCCGAAGAGTCCACGTTTCATATAGCGGGATAACATTCGGGCAAGGTGGATTTTACAAGGAAAACGCTTTTCAGACTGGTGTGAAATTTGAAAAGCATGACACTTGTTGTGTCCCATGTGCTGTTTACGGATTGATGTAAGGAGACTTTGAAATGTACATGATTACCTATAAAGAGGACGGAACCATTATGAGCGTCGGAAGCGTTGACCCGGCATACAACGCACATCCAACTCCGGACGGTGTCCTGTATATGGAAAGCATCCCGGATGGGCGGCCTTTCCTACGAACCTATAAAGTCCAAAACGGACAGCTGGTTTATTCACCTACTACTGAAGAACAGGAGGAATCTTGACTATGAGTTATCAAAAGCAAAACTTTGCAAACGGCGAAGTGCTTTCCGCTTCGCAGCTGAACCACATTGAGAATGGCATTGCAGATGTTGAATCTGTAGTCAGCAAGACGAAAGCCGTTGTCGATAAAATCATCGACCCCACCCTCTCCCTCTCTGGTAAGGCGGCGGATGCGGCAAAGGTGGGAGAGGCGGTTTGTCAGCAAGCATATCTGACCAATCCTAAAATCGATAAAAATTTATATATTAAAGATGATTGTACTATTTTAGGTTATGATGGTTGGGACCTGTTAAGTATCCCGGTGATTGCGGGTGACAAAATTATTGTTTACAGCCCGGTTGATTCAAAATATAACGCTATGTATTCTGCCGACGCTACCAAATATAAAAATTTCGTGTTAAAAAATGGGATAAATTACATTGATATTCCTGATGGTTATAGAGAATTGAAAATCTCCAATGAACGAGAAATCGCGAAAAATGTTCGGTTTTTTGTCCTTCCAATGCAAACAATAAATAGCAACAAAGAAAAGCTAAAAATCGCTGACAACGGAAAATTTCTGCTTGACGAAATTCCATATACGTATATCAACAATGCGGACGGAACTGAACGAAGCTCCGACGCCTATTCATCATCAGACTACATCGATTTAACCGGTCATAAAAAATTTGTAATTGAGTGTCAAGAAGATTCTGAAAGCAATGCCTTATACGATGAATCTTATAATTTTTTGCAGGGAATAGAATATAAAGCAGGATTTACAGAATTTGTGATTCCAACTAATGCAAAATATTTGAGAATATCATGCCACACTAATTGTCTAAAAACAGCAGGAGTTATTTTTGACAGCTCGATTTCATATCGAAATTTCACACATAACGGAGCGATTTTGCCGCGAGTAAAAGGGTGGGAGAGTGACCGAGAAACAATCATTGATGAAGCGTATCATATGTTGTTAAATGTATGCAAAAAAAATCCTGACATCATTCCAATTTTTGTATGCACCGATAGTCATAGATGGTCACCTCAACATCCGCAAAGATATGTAAACAACATTGATACAGATGGAATGAAAATAGCTAATATAAACCTAGGTGATGATGTTACCGAACATTGGGATGACTTAAAATTTGATACAATATATAATAATATTAGATACATAAAAAACTATATTGGTGTGTGTGGTAATCACGATAAATGGGATGGAACAAGCACAACAGAATATTTTTTACGTAGGATTTTTACTTCTAAAAAAGCAAGATATATTGCAAAATCAAAAAGATGCTGTTATACAGTGAAGGATAATTTGCATAACGTGAAATATATTATTTTTGACCCTTACTATGCACCAAATTCAGGGGTACCAATGGTAAGCGTTCCAACAGTCGTTGCTACATGGTTCATAAAAGAATTATCCAAAAATGATGGGTATGATATTATTTTCCTAAATCACCAACCATTGACTGATAACAATATACATAGAGATGGAACAAAGCAAACGTGGAAAATGGAGTCTTATGAGGAGCCAATTTTTAGTGCGTTATTTAACGTTTTGAAAAACAGAAAAAACAAGCGTAAAGGTACTTATACAGACACAGACGGAATTGCTCATCAATATGATTTCAGCCAATGTGAAAACGATTTATTATGCTTATTACACGGACATTCGCACGAAGAGCTGTATTATATCGAAGATGGACTGACAAGTTATGTATGCGACTGGGACGGCGCTGAATCAACAGGCTATAAATCCACATTTATAGCTATTGATAGAAGCAAAGAAATATTAACAGCGTGGATTGCAAAAGGAAGTGAAAATGTTGAACCTGCGCTAGAACTAAAAATTAACTAAATAGGGCTTTATCCCACTAACAGAAAGGACGTGACATGATGGCAAAAACTATTTTGGATGTTTCCCGCTGGCAGGGCCGCATCGACTGGGGCAAGGTCAAGGCAAGCGGCCTTGTCTCCGGCGTGATGCTGAAGACGGTATCCACCAACAGCAAGTTTTCCAATCGCAAGGACGGGCTGTACATCGACCCGACGTTTGAGCACAACTATGCCGAGTGCAAGCGTGTCGGCTTGCCGGCTGGCGTGTACTATTACACCTATGCCGTCTCGCACACCAGTGCCGACGCAGAGCTTGCCCTGCTCAAGACTGCACTGGCTGGAAAAACCTTCGAGCTGCCGATCTGCGTGGATGTGGAGGACAACAAGCTCCGCAAGCTTGGCAAGCAGGCGTTGACCGACCTGACCGCGTATGCGCTGGCGACCATCGAGCAGTGGGGCTTCTACGCTCTGCTGTACACCGGTCTCAATTTCGGTGAGACCCGGCTGTATATGGGCGATGCTGCATTGCGCAAGTACGATGTATGGCTGGCAAGATATCCCAGAGACAAGAGCAAAACCAAACCAGAAGACAAGCCCAAAACAGACTTTTCTTTTGGCATGTGGCAGTACACCAGCAGCGCCAGCGTACCGGGCATCACGGGCAACGCAGACCTTTCCCACGCTTACAAGGACTACGCCGCCATTATCGCGAAAAAGGGGCTGGACAGGCTCCGGGAGGCGTAAGCCGAATGGAGAGTATCGCAGCCGCCCTCATTACCGGTGCAATCACGCTGATCGGCGTTTTAATTGCAAACAGCAAAAGCCAAGCCGTGACCGAAACCAAGCTGGAAGAACTGACCAGAGAAGTCCGGGCACACAACAATTTCGCCCAGCGCATCCCCGTGCTGGAAGAGAAGATGAAGGTCGCCGATCACCGAATTGCCGACCTCGAAGAAAAGGAAAGGAACTAATACCATGACCAACAAGATTTCCGCCGGAACCGTCGCCCGCACCGCCGTCCTCGCGCTGGCACTCACCAATCAGATTCTGAGCGCAACTGGCCACTCCCCGCTCCCCATCGAGTCGGAGCAGCTGGAGCAGATCATCACCACCGGCATCACCGTCGTCGCTTCCCTCGTGGCGTGGTGGGAGAACAACTCCTTCACATCTGCCGCCATCCACGCCGATCACGTCCTCAATCAGATGCAGGGCAAGAAGTAAGGAACAAACCCTATGATTGTGCTAAGCGTATCTCTCGCATCCAATGGCGTTGTTAAAGTGCCGGGCTATGAGCAGCTGGTGCGCTTTGGCTACACCAAAAACCGGGGCGTGTACCGCCTTGCCGTCGCAGCAACCGGCGAGTGGGAAGGTCTGACCATCCGGGCATTTTGGCATGTGCCTGGCGGCAAGGACCCGGCATCCTCGCTGGTGACGGACGGCTATGTGGACGTGCCCGCCAGCGTGACCGCACAGCCCGGCAATGGGTGCATCACTTTTGAGGGCAGCGACGGCACAAAGACCGTGACCAGCGAAGACCTGCGTTACCGGGTCGGCCCCAATTCTGGCACCGAAGACGGCATCCTCCCGGAACCGGGTACCCCGGCATGGGAAGCGTTTGTCAAGGAAGTACACGAATCACTCCACATTGCCACCGATGAAGAGGTCGATGCAATGCTGGACGAAATATTTGACGATTGAGAGGAAACATTATGGCAGACTACGACATCAACCACATTACGAAACTGGGCCACCTCCAGAAGCTCGCTCAGAAGGAAAATCAGAAAGCCAACGCTCTCGCGACCCGCTTGGACGCGCTGGAAAGGGTCGGCGCACAGGCCAACAAGATCGAGAGCATCAAGGTGAACGGCACCGCCCAGACCATTGCATCCGATAAGAGCGTCAACATCACGGTTCCCACCAAGACCAGCCAGCTGGCCAACGACAGCACCTTCCAGACCAGCGCACAGGTGGTGGCTGCTATTAACACCGCCATTTCCAAATCCGGCCACGCATCCTTCCAGAAGGTCGATGCAGTGCCGAAAGTCGATGCCGCACAGGAGAACATCCTGTATCTGGTGATGAACACCACCACCAAGCATTATGACATCTACGCTAAGATCAAGGGTGACGGCGACAGCTACACCATGGAACTGCTGGACGACACTACCGTGGACCTGTCCGGCAAGGTGGATAAGGTGGCAGGCAAGGGTCTGTCTACCAACGACTACACCACCGCAGAAAAGACCAAGCTTGCCGGAATCGCAGAGGGTGCAAACAAGTACGTTCACCCGTCTCATACCGCAGCAACGATCGGTCTGTATAAGATCACCGTGGACGCACTGGGCCACGTCATCGCCGTGACCAAGGTCACCAAAGAGGACATCACCGGCCTGGGCATCCCCGGCACCAACACGACCTATGGCCTTGCATCGACCACCGCAAACGGCCTGATGTCCAAGGAAGATTATGCAAAGCTGAACGGCATGGTGCTTGCGACCGATACCGAGGTTGATGCCATGCTGACCGAGGTGTTCGGGTCTTAACGGAAGGAGCAGCACATGGCAAGTACAAAACTCCCCTCGCTGGAACAGCTGAAACGCTCGTTGTCTGCTTGTCAAGGAAAAATCGCAGAAGTGCTCAGTGCTGTCAGTGATGCTCTCTCCGAGATGGACGAGAAAACAGCGTCAAAAGAAGATCTGGACACACTGACTCAGCAGCTCATGACGGGCGAACTGCTGGTCGTGCTGACGGCATCGGATGGTTCTGTGCTTGTCACCGCAGACAGCAAGGCCCTGACCGCGAATAGAAAGATTGGAGGATAATTTAATGGCAAATATTCCTATTACAAGTCTGCCAACTGCATCTGCACCTAGTGCAAACGACTATCTGATTTTACAAGGTACGAACACCCAGAAAATCAAGTGGTCGGCACTGGTGAACAAGCTTTACCCGGTAGGTTGCATCTATCAGAGTACCAGCTCGACCAGCCCTGCGAGCTTTCTGGGAGGCACATGGGAACGTATTAAGGATAAGTTTATTCTGGCCGCTGGCGATACTTACGCAGCGGGGAAAACGGGCGGCGAGGCAGGACACGCATTGACTGTTGCTGAGATGCCAGCTCATAGACATGAGGGTATCGATATTGATAATCTGTACTGTTTTGGCTGGGAGAACGGAAGCCGCACTGGCGTGAATTTCAAGAAGTTTTATGGAGGAACGTATTGGGGTGATGACGTACAAAATCGGCTTGCATCTGGGTACGCCGGTGGTTCTACTGCCCACAACAACATGCCGCCCTACCTGACCGCTTACATCTGGAAGCGCATCGCCTAACGAAAGGAGCATATAATCGTGAAAATCATTGACATCAACGGCAACCCTATGGAAAACCCCGACCTGTCTTTGGGCTGGCTGGAAGACAAGACACAGACCATCCACCACGATGCTGTGGCGGGCGTGGAGGAGGTCAGCCACTACGAGACCCTTTCCGAGTACCCAAACGGCGGCAAAGACGTGCAGAAGGTGGTGGACGTGCCCGGCGTGGAAGCAAAAGACGCCTGGGACGAAGAAGAGCAGGTGCGGGTGTACCACTTGTACACTGCTGAGGAACTGGCCGCACAGGCTGAAGCCCGCGAAAAAGCTGAACAGCAGGCCAAGCTCCCCTCCACCGCCGAGCGTATTGCTGCATTGGAAGCGGCCATGCTGGACTTGCTGGCTGCACAGGAGGTATAACGGATGATCCAGTTTTATGTAACTCAAATCAAGCTGCATCAGTTTGACGGCGCTTTTACCATTGAGGATGTCCCTGCCCGCTGGCGGGCCCGCGTACAAGCTGCGCTGGACAAGGAGGCGCAGGATGGCTAAGCACATCATGGACGTTTCCCGCTGGCAGGGCCGCATCGACTGGGGCAAGGTCAAGGCAAGCGGCCTTGTCTCCGGCGTGATGCAGAAGACAAGGCGGACGCTGAGGAAATTACACTGTAAGGAGGATATCATGGCAAGCACTACATACGACCATTTTGCCAACCCCGGCAAAATGTACGCCGCACGAGAGCAATTTCGTCACGTCACGAAAATGGTCTGTGGACGTTTTCGCGACCTCACGAAAACATACCATCTCGGCAACGCCAACGAAATGGTGACGTTTTGTCACCGGTTTGCCGTCATTGGCAATATGGTGCGCAACGCCGGACAGCTGCCGCAGCCCTTCTGGCTCGGTGCTGCCTGTGGCGGCGGCTCGCATAGTCTTTTCGCCAGCGTTGCAAGGACTTAATGCAGAACAGATAAAAGCTGTGATAAAACGTGCGCCGCTTGGGAGGTATGACCGGAAAATCGCCCGGTTGCGGTACGTTGACCAGCTATGTCAAGTTGATATTGCAGCGCGTGTGCCGTATTGTCGGACATCAATCGGCAATAGGCTGAAAATTATTGATAAAATGCTGGATGTGTGATATACTATATATGCGAGACCGCACTGGTGTACACCCAGTGACGGTATAGTGTACAGGAAGCCAGCGGAAGAACGTTTACCCGCTGGCTTTTCTTTTTGCACGAATTATGGTATAATTATCTCAACAAATCCTCCCGGCCTCTCGAAGAAGCGCATTATGGTGGATATTTGAAAGGCTACGGCCTTTGTAGAGAGCGGCATTGCCTGTGGACGGTTCCGCTCTTGATTTTAGACTTTGCCGTTTTGGCGGCATAAAATCCCCTGCTTTGCCGAAGCCCTGCGTTCCACGCGGGGTACTTTGTAGGCAAAGTGGGGGATTTTTTTTGCAAATAAACCGGCAAAACTTTCTATTTTGGCATCATTTTATATAAGTATATTTATATCTTTAAGTGCTCATGCGGATTTTTCCGTGTGTGCGCTTTTTCTTTTTGTCCTTCGTTTGACGTTCGTTGTCCTTCGCTTTTTGCCGGTGCGGTATACTGGGAGCAATAGGAGGGATGAACCATGAGCTATTACCAAACACCCGGAGCACCCTATGTTCCGCAACAGCCTGTCAACCCTTACGGCGGTATGGGCACGGTAGGGCTTTCCACTCCCCTGCCAAACACGCAAGTACAGCAGATGCAGCAGCAGCGTCCGCAGCCGATGAATGGGCAACAGCCTGTTCAGCAGTCGGCACAGGATGGCGGCTGGCTGCTTGGCAGGCCTGTTTCCAGCAGGGAGGAATTTCTGGCAATACCGTCAGACCTGTACGGAAGACCGACTTACTGCCCAGACTTGCGCAGCGGCGTGATCTACTGCAAGCGGCTGAACCCGGACACCTGCGAATCCTATGTGCAGGAGTTCTACAGCCCGGAAGCGTGGCGGCAGATACAGGCGCAACAGGCACAGCAGACCGCTGCACCGACACAGCAGTATGTGCCTATTGAAGAGTATAACGCCCTCGTCCACCGTCTGGATGAACTGGAAAAGTGGCAGAAGAGCTTTTCTAAGCCCGCTACCGCTACGAAGAAAGGAGAATAACAATGTCCTCTCCGTTTGATCTGATTACTCACAGCCCTATCATGCAGCTTGCAAATCTGGCTCGCGCCGGACAAAACCCGATGGGGCTTATCCAGCAGTTAAGCGGGCAGAATGCTCCTATCATGCAGGGGCTGAACCTGATTCAGGGCAAGAACGAAGCGCAGCTCCGAACGATGGCGCAGAACCTCGCCAAAGAGCGCGGCATCGACCTGAACCAGCTGGCAAGCGTCCTGAATTTGACGCTTCCGAGGTGAGGAGGTTTTACAATGAGCGATTTTGAAAACAGCCATCCCGAAAAAGATTTTGACATCAACAATCTGTGTGGCAATGACAAACTATGGGTTCCTTTGATGCTTGGCTTTATTTTCGGTGCTGCCAGCAAAAAGTGGGATGACCCGGAAGACGAAAAAAGCAATCCTCCAAGCTGACTTAACAATCCTAAAATAGGCATCCCTCTAAGCGAAACGCTTCTCAGTTTTGCGGACTTGACAAAAACCGCATTTGTATGGCTTCGCCCATCGCACACGGCGGTGGGATAGCATAACGCAAAACTGAAAGGAGTTTTGTTATGGACGATTTTGCAACTGGCTATCTGGCTGGGCAGGACGGCGGCAATAACAACGGCGGATTCTTCGGCAACGAAGGTCTGTGGGCTGTTATTATCCTCGCCATCATCTTCGGCTGGGGCACAAACGGCTACGGCCGGAACGGCGGTGACAACGGCATGAACAGCTACATCCCTTATCTGGTCGGCACTGGCGCAACCGGTCAGGGCGGTGCAGACACTCGTGCAGCTCTGTCTGAGGGCTTCTACCAGCAGGATACCTCCCGCTCTTTGGCGGGTATCCAGAGCGGTATCTGCTCTCTGGGCTATGACCAGCTGGCGCAGATCAATGGCCTCAACGCCAACATTGCAAACGGCTTTGCTGGCGTGAACAGCGCCATCTGTCAGCTTGGCTACCAGAACGCACAGCTCGTGAACGGTCTGGAACGCAGCGTGTCCAACGGCGACAACGCCATCAACCTCGCTATCATGCAGGAAAGCAACGCACGGCAGGCTGGCCAGACCGCACTTGCGACGCAGTTGGCATCCTGCTGCTGCGAGAACAAGCAGCTGATCGGCGACCTGAAGTACACCATCGCAACGGAGGACTGCGCCACCCGGCAGGCCATCGCAGACAACGCCCGCGCCATCGTGGACAACTGCAACGCAAACTTCCGCAGCATGATGGACTACTTCACGCAGGATAAGATTGCCACTCTGACCGCTGAGAACCAGAGCTTGAAATTCGCCGCTTCTCAGGATCGGCAGAATGCACTTCTGACCACTGCGATGAGCGCCCAGACCGATACCATCCTGAACCGCGTGAATCCTCGCCCGATTCCCGCTTATCAGGTGGCGAACCCTAACGCTGGCGTGAACTGCTGCGGCTGCTACTAACCAACACACTCCCCGATAACACCGGGTGAACCATCGGGGCAGGGGGATTCACCTCTGCCCCTGATTTTTTAGGAGGAAAACATTATGGCTTGCAAAACAAGCTGCCGCCTGTGCTCGCACCTCGTCATTTCGGACGCGGTGACATTTGCCAATGACACGCTGACCATCAACCTCCCCGCTGGCGCATACCAGAACGGAGAGAAGTATTGCATCGTGGTTGCTCAGAGCATCCCGGACACGACCACCATCAACGCCCCTGTGGTCATCACTATCGGCGCAGGCACTACCGCATATCCCTTGACCGACTGCAACTGTGCTCAGGCAACCGCCGAGAGCATCCACACCCGCACCCGCTACGCCACCCGCGTGGCAACGTCCGCTACCGGCACAGGCACGTTCAAGTATCTTGGCTGCTTCTGCCGCTCCCACGCTGGTGCGCCCGCGTCCATTTCCTAAGGAGGTATAGATTATGGGCAAGACTAATTTTCGCCGCATGATGATGCTCCGTGACCACGACAAAAACCGTGAACCGGAACGTGACCGCCTTGAGGAAGAGCGTGACCGCAGGGAGCGTGAGCTGGAACGCCGTCTGCGTAAGCTGGAAGATGGCAACGACCGTTATCCCTACTATCCGCAGGAGGAGAACCGTTATATCGACCCCTACCCTATCCCCCGCTACCCTGACATAGAGAATGGGCGCAGAATGCCGCAAATCGGCTTCTCGCAGAACGGAGACTGGGATAAACGGTCTAATCAGTATGAACGTGGCGGAGCAGATAGCCGTTCCATCAAGATGCCACGCCAGCACCTCACCCATGATGAAGCGGAAGAATGGTGCGACAGCATGGTGAACGCTGACGGCACAAAGGGCTGTCACTGGACGCTGGAACAGACGCAGGACGTTGCCAAACAGCGCAATATCACCTGTGACCCAAATGATTTCTGGGCTGTCATGAACATGATGTACTCGGATTATTGCCAGGTCGCAAAGCGTCAGTCTGTTGACACTCCGGGCTTCTACGCCGACATGGCAAAGGCGTTCCTTGAGGACGCAGATGCCACAGATGGCAAGGCATATCTCTACTGGGATTGCATTGCTGATAAGTAAAGAAGAACCCCTGTGTAGTTTTTACCGACTACGCAGGGGTTCTTTTATTTCCAAAGTACAGATTTGGCTTTTATGTCAAATAAGTCTTGTGGATGGAACACAAGGCTTTTATCAAGCTCAACTATGCCAACGATGGAGAATTTGCCGGGGACTTCTCGCTCGATTTTTGCCTTTGCTTCTTCTTTGTTGCTTGCAAACAAGACGAACGGAGTTTGGAAGTGTCTGCATTTTTCGTCATCATCGTACTGGATTTTGACCCAATAAAAGTTTTCACCCACTACTTCTTTCGGTGTTAAGTGTTTTTTGACACTTGAGACATCGTAAGTGCAATACCCGATACACTGTGGGTTTCCGTATTTCTCCATAAAATTGTCGTTCCCAATACGAGTTGCCAAAACCATGTGAACGTCTTTCCAACCAACACGGTCATCATTGACCGGTTTATCGTCCATAACAATATCATCAGGGGCTATCACTTTCTTGCCAACCGCCAAATTCCAATTATTTGCAATATAATGTGTCATCTGATACCAGTTGTCAAATGTTTTTACTTCTTTCATGGCATCTTCCAAAGAGCCACGATGAGGTCTATAAACAATCATACGTCAATCCTCCAAGAAATCCTCCAACTCAATCTTCCCGTCTGCCGCTGCAACGGCTAGGGCGTAAACGAACTGTCCAATCGTCATTCCGTGCCGCCTTGCTTCACGGTTGATATACTTGCGCTCCTCCTCGCTCATAAGGATGGTAATGCGCTTTGAACGCTTGCCATCGCCACTTGCAACGCCCTGATGCGATTCCGGCATCGGGATTTTTTTCTTTGTCAAGCCAGCTTCGGCTAGTGCACCGTGAACATCGCCTTGTTCGATAAGACGTTGAACTTCTTTCGCCTGCTTCAACTTTTTCGGCTTACTTTCGCTTACTACGGCATTGTTTGACTGTGTTTCGCTGTCTTTGGCTTGCTTCGGCTTAATACTGCTTAACTGCGCTTCATTAGGCTGTGCACGGCTGTATGTGGCTTCACTGTGCTTAATCTGTACTTGCTCGGCTTCGTTCGGCTTTGCTTGGCTTACTTCTTCTTCCTTTGGCTCACTTCGGCTTAATGTCTGTTCCGAAAAAATAGGCTGGAAATCAAACCCGCCAAGCAGACCCGTTGATTTTTTGCTGGTTGATTTCATTCCTCTACAGCCTCCATTCGTGCGCCACAATTTGGGCAAAAATTGACTGTCCACATGGAGTTTTTTCTAAATACGGCCATGCAGTTTGAACAACCAATGCCAGCTACATTCACCTGCGTCCCGCCATTATCTAAGTCGGTATAACTATAATTTGCTTGTTCCCAATGTGCAATTGGGCGTACAACATGTTCGGTTTTCTTTTTAGCCATTTTTATCCCCCTCCACAATCATCTTCGCCAACGCCTTGAAATCCTCTGCGCTGGTACTCTTTGCCGTGTCGCCACTAAACAGGCTGTGACGCTCTGCCTGCGCCTTACGAACGCCCATAGACGGTCTAATCTTCACGTCCAACAGAGTTGTCCCCATGCTCTGTGCAATCACAGGAAGCTGCTCCACAACCTCTTTGGACAGGTTCTCACGGCTCTTGTACTGGTTCAGAAGCAGACCTTCAATTTTCAATGTTGGATTGAAGTATCTGCGAACATCTCCGATGGTCTGCGAAAGCTGGCTCAAACCAGCTACAGAATATCGGTCAGGTGTCATCGGAACAATGGCACCATTCGATGCGATCAACGCATTTACAAGCATAAGACCAAGCTGCGGGGGAGTGTCCAGCACAATGTAATCGTACTGCCCGGACACGCTTTCAAGGGCTTCTCGCAGCCGGAAGTTCTTGCCCATGTCTCGGACAAGCTGCTCGTCAATGTCCTTCAATGCGCTGTCGGACGGAAGAATGTCACCAGCTTCGCAGTGCTGGATTCCTTCCTCTACCGTACCCTGCCGGGTCATCACATCAAACAGGGTACATACGTCCTCTGTCTTTGCGCCGTAGGTGTCCGTTGCATTGCACTGGGCATCGCAGTCCACCAGCAAAACTTTCTTGCCAAGCAACTGTAACGCACCAGCCAGACAGGTGCTTGTGGTGGTCTTTCCTGTGCCGCCCTTCTGGTTGGCGACAGCTACGATTTTTGCCATTTTATCACTCTTTCTTTATTCGTATATCGGCATTTCTGCCCACGCTACCACTCTTGCAATAAAGCAAGCGTCCGAAGAAATGTTCAATCTCTGAAACGATGTGCTTACAAATTCGCCTTTTTCAATAAACGCTGCGACTGTGTTTGTTGCCGTTATAGAGTCATCTTTCAAATAGGCCGTTTTTACCGAACACAAGAACCGACCTTTCGTTCTTTCAATGATTTCTGGTGTTGGCATCCCATCATCTTTAACGGAATACCACACAATTTTCTGCTTCTTCATACCGCTCCTTTCTGCTTTATCTGCCCACTTTGCTCATTCTGCATAATGTGCTGTATTTGACTACTTTTGCATTGCGTCAATCTCATAAAAAGCTGGAAGATACTCTTCAATCGCACCGTCTTTCTTCAAGCTGCCAATCAGATACCGCTTCGGGTGGTCAGGCCAAGGGTCACGGCTGATTGAAAGAATGTCTGCACACGCAGCCTTTACGATGTCATAGACCGCATCTCTCCGCTTTGGTAGCTTAATAGATGGATGCTCTTCCATCAGCTTTACCTCAACAACCTTTGCAACCTCGATGCACTCTTGGACAGATAGAGCATCACACACAGACCAATCGTACCCTTCGTATCCGCTTGTGCGGGTCTTTCTGGCGGCTTTTTTGATTTCCGGCTTGGAATTAGCCGTCTCACAATCAACCTCGCTAGAATCGGCATCTATGACGGGCTGCTTGGATTTGTACCCGAATCGAAACTCGACCGCTACGACCTTTCGCCCTGTGCAAATCTTCTCAAAGTCAACGACAATGTCTGAAACATTGCTGATCTCTTCCACTGCTGGTTCAAGAACTCTGCGGCGTAAAGCCCGAAAGTCGTCATAACTTGCATCGTTTGCCCCCAAGTGGTCACGCAGCTGCTTCAAACCAATCTTGTTCGATGTTAGAGAGCGATTCATCCAATCTCGAATCATGCTGTACATCAGAATAGATGCTTGCTGCTTCATCCCAATCGTATAGCGCAGACGGTATTTGACGTAGCCGCTTCTTGCAATGTCGAAAAACACAGGCCGCAAGTCAGGATTACAGTTGATTGAAACGTCATAGGACAAGGATTCTCGATTGAACTTGACCTCTGCCTTTGTGAACAGCGGATACATCACATATTCCGTTCCGTCTGCGTTCAACGGCACCGAAACCACGTTGCCTAAGAAATGCTTGACCTGCGACTTCAAGTTCTTTGAATTAAGCTTCAAATCCAGCAGTTTGCAATATTCAGCCAGCGTAAACGACACGTTAGAGCTTTCGGGGTCTCTCGGATTGATACGGCTCAGATAGACCTCAAGCAATCGAAGCTCGCCTGCTGTGTAGTCCGTAAACTTCGCCCAAACCAATGCCTTGCTCTTTTCGACAAGGTTGTTTCCTGTCAATTCTGGCATTGCATCACCTCATTTCTTCTACCCTATTATACCACTGCATCGTGTACACGTCAATGATTCTGTACACAATTATTTTTTCAACAATCAACTTCCACATTCTGTACACGATACTCCACTTTATGTACACGATACACTCCACTTCTTGTACACGTTCCTCCACTTTATGTACACAATGCTCCACTTTTTGTACACGTTCTTACTATATATATAAACAAGAGATAAACAAGAGATAAATAATCATCATCAAATAGTGACGACGATACATTTTCAACAATTTTTTCTCTTCAACGGGCAGATTGTTGAAAACGACAACTTTTTTTGCTGAATAAGAAACGTCCATCAAGTCCTATAACCTACCTGATGGTTTTATCGTGTACAGAAAATGGAGTGCAATCACACCAATAAGGGACGAATTGACAAGTCACTCTTTGATGAACGAAAATTTTACGAGAGATCGTTAATTACACCCCGCAAAAATCCATCATTTACGACTCTATAGGGGACAAAATGACAACCCAAAACTATATTTATAACACAGGTCTATTGTGTACAAAAAGTGGAACACGTCCCCCTGTATACCGTAAAAACTTCGATAATTCGACAATCAGCGCAAAATGTTTTCTTCGTTGATGGTATAAGAATCGTTTCGTTTCATGGCCGCAGCTTCCCCACAGTCCTGTGCCTGATACAAAATCTGCATATTGGGTTGTGTTCCGTCTGGGTCTGGGTCGGTTTTGGTGGCCTGTGCCATCTCATAATGCCCTGTGATGGTGCGGCAGACGGACACACGATCACGCAAAGTCGTGTGAAGGTTGGCTACCATTTCGCAAAGAACGGCAAGGTAATCTGAGCCGTGATTGCCATAGATCAGATAGCACAGCAAGTCAATTTCCTGTGGATGGGCGTCTTTGATATGTTCTATCAGCGTATCTCTCTTTCTTTCGGTGCTGGCATCGCCAGCCAGACTTTCCAATAATCCGGGATGCAAACAGGCGTCTATGTACGGCTTGACCGCAACACCACAGCACACGAACCACTTTATGATAGTAGGGGCATCTGGGGTCATTGTCCCTTGCTCATAACGAAAAATGGATGTCCGGCCTACACCCATTTTGTCCGCAAGCTTCTGTTGGCTAAGTCCAGATTCCGCTCTTGCCATCTCTAACGCTTTTGCCACTCGTACCCTATAATCATCCATAAATACCCCTCTTTCGACAAAACGATACAAAAGCAAAGAAATTTAACTGATATATTGTTCAAAATGTGAAACAATAATTGAAAAAAGTCGCTGTTCCATTGAAACAGCGAGATGTGGTATAACTGTACTGTCAAAAAATTCCAAAGAAGAAGGGAACAAAAATGAGAGAAACTGCAATCTGGAACCATGAACGTATGCCGATCATCGACGGAATGCCTGCCAGCGTTCCCGATGGGCAACCACACACACCTGAACCATGGGAGGAAAGCGAATGAACCGAACCGTAGATGATCTGATTGTCCCATACGCTCGCAGACGGACGCTGGAGCTTGTACTGAGCCTTTCTGGGTACGAAGCTGATAAAGATGCTTACCTCGAAGCAAAAGGCATTCTGGAACGCGCCGTAGCCGCCTTAGACGATGGGCGTGACCCGGCAGACCGCATCGAACGCATTGACGGGAAGCTTGTGGAACTGTGAAAGGAGAAGAAGATGGACTTTACGAATGGATTCTATAAAGCCGAGAACCCTGTCGTCCTTGAAGAAGTGAAAACCTTCCTCCAGTCAATGGAACGGCGTGGAGCAACCGTAAAAGACTTGGACGATGCCATTGTGCAGCTAAACAATGTTTCGCACAGCATCAGCACAAACGCTCTCGTCAAAGCAGATGCGCTGAACGATTTACCGAATAACCCCTTTCGTTCCATGCTCAACGGAATGTTACAAAGCAAAGGGTAACTTAAACTTAATGTGGCTCTTAATCATTGTTATTGCAATTTTTGGTTTCCCTGATACAAAGTAACGGATGGAAAAATCATTTAACCTCAGCAAAGTTGTTAAAATGATATTGACTGTACAACAGAAAGGTGTATAATCGTATCAAATGAACATCCGAACTTACCGATCGGGAGGATATGTCACAATGAGTGAACAAGAAAGAGCTAAGATTGACCGATTTATCGCATGGCTGTTGGAACACCCTGATAAGATTCCGGCAGCGGAGCAAGCTTTAGACCTGGAATAACAGAAAACCCCTTGCACAGAGCTACACCAGCCCGGCACAAGGGGTTTTTATTTTACCGGGTCAGAACCACTTCTTTTTTCGGTTTCTACGGTAACGATATTTTCTGCTGTTGCCATATAGCGCACGGTCATTGCCTTTTAACAAGGCTCGCATGAACCAGAAGCAAAAGGCACAGCCGCACAACAAATAATACATGGGCTTACCTTACATCTTCTCAATCAGGTTTATCAGCGCTTCACGCTGCGCTGTCGGCATAGATTCAAGCTTTTTTCTAATCCGCTCCACTGCTGCATCGACCTCACTTTGCGGCTGCTGGGGCGGGTTTTCTTTTTGGTCGCCAGTGAGCAGGTAGTCCACAGTAACACCAAAGTATTGTGCTAACCTTGAAGCGTTATCGGAACACGGCTTTGGGTCTTCGCCTTGTTCATACTTCTTTTTCCAGTAAGACCAAGACGATTTCGGCAGTCCAGCATCAATAACGGCTTTTGTCGGTGCAACATTCTTTGAATCGCATAATGCGAGGAAGTTGTCAAAAAACATATACTCAACCTTCTGTTCTTGTGCAAATTGCCGAAGTTCAACAAATTGAGCATAAGCCCTTGTAATGTTCAAAGAATTGTGCTTTAATAGTGCTATCAGGTTCAAGAAATTGAGCACAATTCCAATCGAATACAAGAGCAATGATTAAATGTTTGAACTTTGTTGACAACATTATATTATCACACTTTTAGTCTTTGTTCAAGTATTTGTACAAAGAAAGGGGAGAGAAAATTTGCGTCCAGAGTGGACGGGGGATGTTATTGGAAAACTTTATGTTCATGGGCTGTCTATTAAAGAACTTGCTAAGAGCATGGGGTACTCGCATGAATACCTAAGCGTCATCCTCAACGGCAAACGAGAACCTACTGGTATCAAAGAAAAGGTTGAAGATGCGGTAAACAAATTGATTGAGCAGAGAAAGGAAAGTGAAAATGGCAAACATTCAAGTTTTTGAATATCAGAACAACAAAGTTCGCACTGTTGATGTGGAAGGCGAAGCATGGTTTGTTCTGAAAGACGTGTGCGAAATTCTGCGTATGGATACTACCCAGCTTAAAAAGGTCGCCGACCGACTGGATGAAGATGAAAAGGGTCGTACCCTGATTACGACCCCCGGTGGAATGCAGGAAACATGGATTGTCAACGAAAGCGGTTTGTACCACGTCATCCTACGCAGCGACAAGCCAGAAGCGGCACCGTTCCGCAGATGGGTCACAAACGATGTGCTTCCTGAAATCCGTAAGACCGGAAGCTACAACGCACCGCAGCTCACACGCTCACAGCTCCTTGCAACTGCGCTGATCGCAGCGCATGAGGAGCTGGAGGAGAAGGACAAGAGGATTGAACTTCTGACAGCCGACACGGAACGGATGAAGCCAAAAGAGATTTTCAGCGATGCAGTAAGCACCAGTCAAAACAGTATCCTGGTCGGTGAGCTGGCTAAACTGCTCAAGCAGAACGGCATCGAAATCGGCGAGAAACGGTTGTATGCCTGGATGCGTGAGAATGGTTATCTCATCAAGCGCAAGGGTGCTGATTGGAACAAGCCAACGCAGCGCAGCATGGAGATGAAGCTGTTCACCATCAAGGAAACGGTCATCTGCCACTCGGACGGACATACCAGTGTGAACACCACCACAAAGGTAACTGGCATCGGTCAGGTCTATTTCGTTAATCTCTTCTTAAAGACGAAGAAGAACAAGAAAGCGGAGGGATGAACATGGAACAAATCATCACCTTAAAGGTAGACCTTGAATACCCGGAAGAGGCGCACCACGCCATTGACGAGGCGACAAAGGTTTACGAGGCGGACAAGCTGAAGTGGACAGAAGCGGACCTCATCGAAGCAAAGCTTATGGCAATGCGTATTATGAACCGACTGTGTTTGGATGAGTATAGCATCGAATGGTGCAGAGTCACGAAAGCGTATGACTACAAGGCGGTTTCTGTTTGGCTTAGTAAACCGGATAATGAAAGCTTTAAGAGAAATGCAACGTGCTGCATCCCTTCTACTTCTTTTGATATTTGGGTTGCCAAGTGTGTTTGCCTGTGTCGGGCTACCGGCAGGGACGTGCCCGCTTTCATCATCAAAAAGGCTGGTGAGTGCTGGTGACGTACTTTTACAAAGCACCGAGCCGGAAGCGCAGATTAAAGCTTGCAATGGCGGAGGGCGTGTCCCGGAACGAAGCCAACAATGTACTGTGGACGGAAAAGATGCTGAACCAGTGTTTTGAACGGCACAATCGGGAAGCCAGAAAGAAAGACCGTGAACGCGATGAATAAATTCTGCGTCCGCTGTGGAGCGTTTCTTGAAGCTCCGAACGCAAACCAGAAGTATTGTGTCGTATGTGCGCATAACGTCCAGCTTGAGCAGCAAGCGAAATGGAGACGTCGGAAGGGCAAAACCGAACGAGTGATGGGCCTTTGTGCGTGGTGCGGTAAGACGATGGTGAAGAAAACACCAGACCAGAAGTACCACAAAGACTGTGCCAGAAAGGCCGAAAGGTCATGTGCACCGGCTGGATATCAATTCAAGCTGCCAGAAAAGCAAAGGCCGACTCCGCCTAGATACAGCATCAAGCAAATAAACGACAAGGCAAAGTCGCTCGGAATGAACTACTGACATTACAGCACGTTGCTTAGTCAGGGGAAGGTGGAACCGCCCGATGAACGGTAAATATTACGGTCAGCGGGAAATCCGCTGGAACAGCCGGGAGAAAGAACGGCTGGAACATATCAACAAGCGAAAGGAGAAAAATGAAAGCACTTGTGGAAATCGCCCTGATCTGGGGCATCGTCCTGGCATTGATTCTGGCAACGTTCCTGTTGAACTTCTGGCTTGTGCATCATATTGAGCTTTTGGTCGGAGCTAAGGCGACATGGTACATCATAGGTGTTGGCGCTCTGATGGCCACCTGCTGGATTTTCGGCGTCGGTAAAAAGGCATGACGCTGGAAGATGCAATGAGGGTCAGGTACTTCAACATCAACGACCTCAGCCGTAGATCGGGAGTATCAAGGCCGACGATTTACAGCATCTTGGGCAAGCGAAAGAAGCAGAAAAGTTCCGTTCGGGTCGATACGCTTCTAAAAATCGCAAAGGCGTTGAATGCAAAAATAGTCATCAAGGAGAAAAAGCCGAACGGATTTGACATTATTTTGAAAGAGGTGAAGAGAGATGAAAACAGTTAAAGGCACGGTGCTGTGCTGTATGAGCATTTCGCTTGCTATCGTAGCTCTTGGGTGTGGAAACGCCATTGAAGGTGCTGCGGGCGGATGGGCAATGCTCGGATACGCGTTCCTTGCTCTGGCGATGCTTTTTGTAGCTCTTATTTTGGCCGCAATTGGCGTAAGCGCCGAAAACGAGCGCATGGAGCAAGAGAGCCGAAAAATCAAGCGCATCCCGCATCACACAAACGAATGGAGGGATGCCAAGTGAAGTGCCCGATATGTGGAAGCGAAAAAATCAAAGCCAATCACAGCACATCACGTGAAGACAACATCATCCGACGGAGGCTCTGCAAAAACTGCGGTCATACATGGAATACAGTCGAAATAGATATGGACCAGTGGGACTCCGTAACGAGGAGCTTCAGCAAGATGAAATATGCCATCTCTCAGTTGGAATCCCTTGTGGAAGAGATGAAGGCAAAAATCCTGAAACTTGGAGGAACGGTATGAACATGAACGAAATGTACGATTGTTCCGGTTGTTTTGATCGCTTCGGTGGCGTGGTTGAGCCGCCCGATGACTACTACTTCGCGCCCAGGACGGACGAAGAGCCTGAATGGCAGCGGCCAGATGAAGCGGATTCCATGTGCTGGGGAGATTGATTTTCGTACAGCCAAGTTAAGCCGAAGTAATAACAATGAAGCCTAATGAAGCCGAAGAAAGGAAACGTATGGACAACAGCAAAATTCATGAAGCCTTGATGGCTGTTCAGTCAGAGTTGAAAGCCCCGAAGGGGCAGATGAACACATTTGGCGGTTACAAGTATCGCTCTTGTGAGGACATTTTGGAAGCAGTCAAACCAATTTTGAAAAAACACGGTTTGCTTCTTACCCTTTCTGATGAACCTAAAGTGTTAGAGGGGTGGCATTACATCGAAGCGACCGCAAAGGTGGAAACTCTGGATGGTGGATGCGTAACGGTTACTGCTTACGCAAGAGAACCGGAGCAAAAAACAAAGATGGATGCAGCGCAGGTGACTGGAACGTCTAGTAGCTACGCTAGAAAGTACGCTCTGAACGGTTTGTTCTGCATTGACGATACGAAGGACGCTGACACGGACGAGTACCAGAAGCAAACCACAAGCAAAGCAAACAAGCCTGCGCAGAAGCAAACGGAAGCAAAAACCATCCCCCCATGCGCTTGCTGCGGAAAGCAGTTGCAGCCTATTCAGTACAACAACCGCACAGTCACTCCACTGGAAACTGCAAGAAGCACGAAGAAACGCTTTGGGCGTGTCCTGTGTTGGGACTGCGCCCAGAAACAGCCGAAGGAGGGCTAAACAATGCTTAACTCTATCGCAATTCAGGGGCGTCTGGTTCACACGCCCGAAGCTAAGGTTACGAAATCCGGCAAGGATGTTTGTACGTTCAGCATTGCTTGTGACCGTCAGAGTGGCGGTCAGAAGGAAACCGACTTCTTCAACTGCACCGCATTTGGCAATACGGCACTGTTCGTTTCCAAGTGGTTCCAGAAGGGCAGCCTGATTCTGGTGACTGGCAGCATCCAGACCCGGAAATATATCGACAAGCAGGGAAACAACCGCACCGCAACGGAAATTATGGCGAACAAGGTTGACTTCTGCGGTGGCAAGTTTGACAGCAAACCCGCCGATCTGGCGCAGGATGCACCACAGAACTATTCGCAGGGAAACGCAGATGACTTCTCTGTGATTGACGATGATGGTTCGTTGCCCTTCTGATTGGAGATGCGCATGAATCAGGAAGAAAAAACGCATTGGACGCAAGATAAAATCTTGCTGTATGTGAAAGCCTGTATGTCTGCCACTGGTTTAACCAGAATGCCATCAAGAAGTGAATTGAGCGAGTATTACGGAAACGACAAGTTGACAAATGCAATTCGCCGTTTTCCGGGTGGCTATTACAAAATAGCTGAAATCCTTAATATCGAAATGAAAGAAAGCGAAACGCAATTCGGAAAGTATGGCGAAGACCTTGCTACAAAACTGCTGGAAGAACATGGATTTGCGGTTGAGCGAATGTCAACTAGATACGCCTATGACCTTTATGTTAATGGCAGCGTTAAGGTTGATGTGAAAACGGCAAGGCCGAGCAGAGCAAATAAGAGTTTTTGCTATTCGTTTAATCTTGAAAAACGATTCCCTACTTGTGATGTTTATTTTCTGATTGCAAAAAACGAAGAGAAGGAAAGCATTTATATAGTTCCTGCTTCCATCAACCAGACGCAGATTGGTCTTGGAACTGGAACGACTGTGTACAGCAAATATCAAGACCGATATGACATTATCACTGATATGAGCAAGGCTTTCGCTTCGGCAAAGTTCTGATCTCCTACCTTATATAAGAGCTGTGCTATCTGGCTGGACGGGCGTTTGGAAAGATGAAAGTTTTAGTTGCCTGTGAGGAATCGCAGGAAGTTTGCAAAGCATTCCGGGCAAAAGATCACGAAGCCTATTCCTGCGACCTGATTGAGCCGTCCGGCGGGCATCCAGAATGGCATATTCTCGGTGACTGCCTAAAAGCTATTGAGGGGGGGCAGGTCGTGACCATGGACGGAACCGCGCATGATGTGCCCCGCTGGGATATGATTATCGCATTTGTCCCCTGCACAAAGACGAGCAACGCGGGAGCAAGACACCTGTATAAGGGAGGAAAGCTCAATCTTTCCCGGTATTATGAGGGATTGTGTGGCAAGGCGCTTTTTCTTGCCGTGTGGGCGGCAGATTGCGAAAAAGTGGTGATTGAGAATCCTACCCCCAGCAAGATTTTTGATTACCCAAAGCCTACGCAGGCAATCCAGCCCTACGAGTACGGACATCCGTACAGCAAGAAAACGCTACTGTGGGAGCGCGGTGTACCGCCGCTGCACCCGACAAACATCGTAGAACCTACCGCGACATGGTGTCCGTCTGGCTCTTATTCTCATAAACATGGAGAGCAGCATAAAGGGATGTTTACAACTGACCGGGCTAAAAACCGAGCAAAAACTTTCGCTGGCGTGGCGGCTGCCATGTCAGAACAGTGGGGTTGATAGAATGATTACTTGCTGTCTCAACTGCACATCACGCCACCAAGCTTGTCACGACACTTGCGAGAAGTACAAGGAAGAGAAGAAAGACTTCGAGGAACGCAAAGCGTTCGTGTATGAGCTGAACCACAGCCAGAGCGTGTACCACCGTGATTATGAGGACAAGCACCGGGAACGTGGCAAGAAGCGGTTTCTCGGAAGTGAATTTAGAGGTGAACGATAAATGGGAGCTTTCATTGCAAGACAACCTAATGGTCTGCTGTGCCGGTTTTCTTCGGTGGTCGATTGCATTACCGATTACAACATGACCGAAGATGAATACATCGAAATGTGTGCCGAAAAGGCACGAGAAGAAGCAAGAGATGTTCTTGACCACTATATGCAACCGTTTGAACTGGTGGACAAGCGATTCTACCCGAACAACATGACAGTGGAAGAACATAAGCGGATTATGAAGGAAATGGAAAAGCCCGCTGACAAAGAAACTCATATTCCGTGAGCTTAGAGGTAAACGAGGATGAACAAAAGAAAGTATAAGCCGGGCGGTTACATCATTTCACTTGATGACTTAATGAAGCAGGAGTTTGTTTACTGCGCCGGAAAACTTGTTCACAAAGGCTGGTTTGGTAGTTGGCAACTGCGATATGCAAATAGCGAACTTGCTCGGCTGCGTATCAGAGAAGCCAAAAAAATCGAGGACAACGAATGAACACCGGCAAGCAGTTTGAAGCAGACTTCAAAGCATCCGTCCCATCCGATGCGTGGTGCTACCGCCTGAAAGACAGTGCTGCCACCTACTACGGCGGCAACGAGAATCTGTCCTTTTCCATCGACAACATCTGCGACTTCCTTGTGTACCGATACCCGATGAACCACCTGTTTGAACTGAAAACCATCGAAACGCCCTCTATCCCTCTGGAAAAGGTGTTCGGCAAGTACGACAAGGCAAAGTGCAAATACCGCAAGGAAAAGCACATCACAGACATGGTAGAAGCAATGGGGTACAGCGGTCAGACCGCCCATGTGATAGTCAATTACAGGGCGGTCAACCGCACCTTTGCAATCCCTGCCAGCAAGGTTCTAGCGTTCCGTTACAACGAGAGCCGGAAGAGCATCCCTTGGCAGTGGGCGGAGCAAGAGGGGATAGAGGTCAAAGCAAAAAGGTTGCGTGTCCATTGGCGGTATGACGTGGATGGGCTGCTAAAGAGATTGGAGAAAGAACATGGGACAGACGCTTAAGTGTGATAGATGCGGGGAGACGTATCCTTTATACGAATACAACAACTTCACTGACATTGAGATGCGTGTGTGGGGTATTGGCGGCCCGTATGACTGCGAGTATCGCCTTTGCCCCTCTTGCATGGCAAAGCTGAACGACTGGCTGAAAGGAGAATAAAAATGGCTGAATATTATGTTGGATGTGGGATATTTGGGGAAATCTATGCCGGAAAAATAACACCACCTGGAAAAGATGGTTCGCAGATGTGGAAAAACAAATCGGATGTGACTGACGGAGCAATCGAAGCGGTCGTGAACCATTTCATTATAGAAATGGATCGTGACGGCAAGAACAAAATTCAAAAAGCATGGGGAGTTCGTGGCAATAGAACGCTAAAAGTCACGTTTGAACTTGTCCCAAACAAGGAGTGGTCAGATGAATAAATTCGGGAACTGCCCTCTGTGTGGCAAACAGGTCAAGCCGACCAACCTCCGAAAAATCGCACGACAGAACCAGTTGTACGGCTTTCGCATGGCTCTGGATGGCATTGCCACCACATGGGGCGCACTGATTCAGAACCTTCGGTGCGATGCAGACCTGACCGATGAACAGGTGCAGAAAATCATCCGCATTGGTGACAGGTACTGGGAGATGGTTGGGCAGTTCAAGAACGAGGACATGACACCTGACGAGTTTGCTGATTACATCACCGCAAAGTCAGAACAGGTCGAAAAAGATCTGAGAGAAAGGTGGAACTAACAATGTTTGAATTTGTAACCCGCTGGCTGGTCTGTCTAGTCCTGCTGGCGGTAGTGGTTCAGTCTGAACGGACAATCAAGGACATGACGAACAGCCTGTTTGAGGAACGGCAAGCAATGCTCGTCTGGGCGTTCGTCAACGTGTGTCTGGTTGCTTGTACGGCTGTTGCGATGGGGTGGAAGTAAGTATGGAAATTAAATCAATAAATGATATTCCAATGCCGTTTAGCGACATTGATGTTGCGGAAGCGTTTTATCATCATTCGGAACTTTACATGAAAACAGAGAATGTTTCAACTACGGTAGCAAGCGGAAATTTTACTACGCTGGTTTATAACGCTGTAAATTTGAAAAACGGTTCGTTCAAAAGTTTTGTCGGTTCAGAAAACGTTCAAAGGGCTAAGGTACATATTGAGAGAGAGTAACCAATGGAAAATGAATTTTACTGCCCGATGAAAATGACCAGCAATCCGCTTGGCCGGTGCGTCTGCGAGAAAGAAAAGTGCGCATGGTGGAGTCAGTGGGATTGCCGATGCGTAATCCGGATAATTGCGCAGAAACTTGGCGGAATCGAAACGAAGATGAAGAGATGAGAGTATGAACGAGTGGATTAGCGTAAACGATTCGCAACCGAAAAAAGATGGAATCTACTTTGCTGTATATAAGTTTTTGGATTTGAACAATTGCGTTTCAACAAGAGAATTTAGAAACGGTAAGTGGATAGAAGAGGTTGGACGTGAAGAGGTCAGGTTCTGGATGCCGATTCCAAAACTACCAAAGGAGGTCTAATACATGGCAATCAATAAGAAAATCCGTGAGGTTGTGTATCAGAAATATAATGGACGCTGTGCGTATTGTGGCAGGGAAATTTCTTATAAGGATATGCAAGTAGACCACTTCAAACCGTTAAGGGCTCTGGAACCGGATAACAAAAATGCAAACGATATTTCAAATTTGATGCCAGCTTGTAGAATGTGCAATCACTATAAACGTGCAAATTCCTTAGAGGTATTCCGCAAATACATTTATGAAATTCCAAGCAAGTTGAGAAATGATTACATTTATAAAATTGGAGTTGCATACGGAAATGTGATTGAAAACGAAAAACCAATTGAATTTCTTTTTGAAAAAGTAGAAAAGGAGTAAAGCGAGGTGAAAACTCTTGGCAACACCCCCGAAGCGTGGTCGTGGCAGACCACCGCTGACCGAAGCGGAAAAGAAAAAGCGTGAGAAGCGGGCGCAAAAGGCGAAAGAAGAAGCCGCTGCAAAGCGTGAGAAAGAGAGAGAGAAGAAGAAACAACAGATGCTTAACAAGCGGAAATCTATCCGCTCACAGGTGAGTAAAAAGGTGAAAGAACAGCAGGAGTTGGCTATCGAGAAGTCGAAGATGATGAACACAGGAGATTTGCAGTCGAGAATCGGTGATGAAGAGGACAAGAAAATCATCGGCATGATTGCAGCCAAGTATTTTGGCGACCTTCCGAGCGTGGACATGAACAACCCCATTGAAGTGCAGCAGCGCCTTGACTTCTTCTTTGATGCTTGCATCGAAGCCAGAATCTCCCCTGTGGTGGAATGGATTGCGCTGGTGCTTGGCATCGAATGGCCTAGTCTTAGACAGATTATGACAGGCAAGCGCCGTGACGACAGCTTGCAGCAGAAGTACATATTAAAGCTGATTCTGCAAATGCAGTCCATGTGGGCATATAACGGCATGTATGGTCAGGAGAACCCGGCAGAGTGGATTTTCCGAGCCAAGAACTACTTTGGTATGCGTGACAACGTGGAAGTCACCGTTGCGCCGCCTGAGCAGCCGTTGGGCGATGCCCAGAGCGCAGAACAGTTGGCTCAGAAGTACCAGACGGCTTTGCCGAAAGGAATTGACGTGGAGTACAGAGAGGTGAAAGAAGAATGAAAGAACTTGTTGTGTTCTTCTTGTTATCTTGGGCGGTCGCTTTTTTGATTATCAAAAATTTTAACGATAAGGAGTAAAACATGAAAAAGGTAGCAACTATTATTTCTTCTGTGGTAGCAGCATTTTTTGTTGCAGTAGTTCTCTTGCTGTGTTTAGAGAGAGTGCCTGTTGGATATGTTGGCGTTGTTTATTCGGCACGAGGTGTTGAGCAGAACACCTTGTCACAGGGCTGGCATTTTCTTTCGCCAATGAAGCACGTTAGCAAGTTCCCTATCAGCCAGCAGCAACTTATTTTTTCGGATGACCCGGCAGATTATAACGCAAAGGAACACGCAGACTGGCATATTGATGCTCCTGCAAGCGGTGGAATGGTTGGAGTAAACCTTACAGTAAATTATAACTTCATTCCAGACCGTGTTGTTGAACTTTACAGCCGTTTTAACGGAATGGATGGCGAAACGCTTGTGGAGAGCCGTATTCAGAATAGCATTATCGCCTACGTCAAGGAGGTAACACCCCAGTTTTCTGTAATGGATATTTATTCTGAAAAGAAAACAGAAGTAAACAACGCAATCACAAATTATTTGAACGAAAAGCTTACCAATGAATACGGAATCAACGTTTCAAGCGCCCTTGTGATTGACGTAGAACTGGATGACACCTTGACTGAAAAGATTAGAGCGAAAGAACAAGCAAAGCAGGACGCTGAAATTGCTGAGCTGAACAAGCAGACTGCTCTTGCACAGGCTGAGACGGACAAGGTGAAGGCTCAGACGGAAGCCGATGTGAAAGTGATCGAAGCACAGGCAGAAGCAGAATCGAATCGTATCGTGTCGGAATCTATCACTCCCGAACTGATTCAGATGAAAGAAGCTGAAGCCAGACTGAAGCATGGGTGGGTTACTGTCAATGGGGCAGATACAGTCGTAACAAAAGCTGATTGATGGGGAACATAGAGAGTAAAAACATGACTAACGGCGATTTTATACGCTCCATGACGGACGAGGGTGAAAAGATTGATTCTTCCGCTGACATAATTTGCCCTCAAAAAAAAAAATTGTCCGTGGTGGAATGAATATGGATGTCAATATCGTCATTTCTGGGGCAAACATCCAACTTTTCGATTCAATCGTTGCCAAGCGTATCTTTGTGATGGATGGAGAGGATGGAAAGCAGACAAAGAAATCTTGTTTAAGGACGTTGGGGAGGACGACTAATGCAGACTGACAGAGGAATCTACCACAAGCGAGTATGCGACCGCTGTGGATATAATCTAGAATACTATACCTATGACGAAGATGAGCTATTAAAAGGTTGGGGATGGCGTAGGGACACAGGCGACCTGTGCCCGGAATGCTATGAGGAGTATAAGCGAGTGATCGGGCGATTCAATGCCAACAGAAGGAGAAAGAGAGGGTAGAGATAATGGACATTTACTGCACCACCGAACATTGCTCTTGCATGGGCATCAAGCAGTTCTCTGCTGGCAAGGCCATCCGATGCACGGCAGAATCCTGCAAGAACAAATCTGAGCCGTCCTGTGGCTCTTGCAAATGGTACGCAGAGCCGGAGGGTGTATGCGTGAACGACCAGTCAGAACACGTTGCAGACTTCGTGTGGGACGAACGCGGATGCAAGGAATGGGAGAAGAAAGATGAGTTATGACATTTCGCTATGCGACCCAGTAACGCATGAAACGCTTGAAGTGGATGATACGCACTTTGTTGCTGGTGGTACTCGTTCCATTGTAGGAACAAAGGAGCTGTGGCTTAATATCACCTATAATTATGGAAAGCACTTTCGTCGTGATGATGTGTTGGGTAGCAAGGGCATCCGCTCCATTTACGGCAAAACAGGCGCAGAGAGCATCCCGATGCTTGAAAAGGCTATTTCTGCACTAGGCGACGATGTAGACGATAGCGACTACTGGCACGCCACAGAGGGCAACGCCAAACGTGCCCTGTACGGTTTGCTTGCGTTTGCAAAGATGCGCCCTGACGGCGTGTGGGATGGAGATTGAAAGGAGAGAACATGGAAGTCAGACCGATTGATGCTAATGAACTACGTCAAAACATCGAGGCGTGGATTCAGGAGTATAACGATGGAACAATAGGTGGCTTGTCTTTAGACGATATACTTGACTATATCGACACTGCGCCAACAATCGAGGTGAAAGACAATGGCTAATTATCCAGAATACCTTGAACGAAACGCACTCATTGAAAGAATCAAGAAAGCATATTGCGATGGCTGCGAGAACTACAATGGAGTAAGATGCCGTGCTTGCGGTATTGGAGATGCCATTGACGTTGTGGAAGATGCCCCGACAACCTTAGAGCGTACTGCTGAATGGATTGTACAGGACGATACATTTACAAGGTTCGAGTGTAGCAGATGCCACACAAAAAATCATCATACACGTTGGAACTACTGCCCGAACTGTGGTTCTTTGATGGAGAATAGACTATGAGTAGCACCCTTTGGCATCCAGCAAGCGAACCGCCACGAGAGCGAGCGCGGCCTTTGTTGCTTGCGACTAAGACAACGTGGCGTGATAAAGATGGAAAAATGTTGCAAGGAATCTCGCC